TTGAATATTTATAAGTATTATATATTTAAAAAAATATTAGTTTTACATAAAAATAAAATATTTATTAAAAAAGAAAAAGTAAACATGAAAATTATTATTAATGAAAATCAATTAAAAGAATTGACTAAAAAAATGAATAGTGAAAATATTATTCTTGAGGAAATAAAAAATAGACAACTTGTTAATAACTTATTTGAAAAATGGAAAACAGGTGATCCTAATTTAACTATTGAAGAAACAGAAAGATTAATAAATGAATTTAATAAAGTAAAAAATAATTTAAGACCTGGTCAACCTCAAGTAAATTCTTTTTTAAATAGATATGATGGTAATGGTGGGTTTGTTAAATTTAATGTAAATGATTTAAAAGATATTACCAAATATAATTTTTTTCAAATTGATTTTTTAATTGAACAATATAGTGATGTTGACCAAGAAGATGAAGATAATGATGATATTGGTGTAATGTCAAACCCAACTGAAAAAATATATGACAATTCTGAAAAATTATGGAATGGTGAAAAAAACTTAATAATTAGTGATGGAGATTTTAGAGTTTATGATATACCAAATCAAATAACATCAATAAAATTTGGTTATTATGTTAAAAAAATTAATAACCTACAAAAATCATCGAGCAGTCCATGGTGTGTAACATGGGCAACAAACTCCAATATGTGGGGGTCATATAGACAAAGAGGATATAGTTTTTATTTTGTTATCGATGAATCAAAAAATAAGGAAAATGATAAATATTATTTAGGTGCACTTATAAAAGATAATTCACCATTTAATACTAATGGTTATAGATTAGTATCTGTAAAAAACGATGGTGAAATAGAAATGTCTTGGGACCAAATTGTTAAAATATACCCAAAACTTAAAGAACAAAAAGATTTAATTGTAAAAAAAGAATATGATGGGTCAAAAGAATTAAAAATAACAAGTATTATTGGACAAATAAGTGAATATGAAGGAAGTACCTACGAGTTTAAAAAACAAAGTAGATTACTTAAAAAAAGATTTATAGAATTAAATAATAGTTTACATAAACCTGAATCTTGGATGTCATTAGATGATGGATTAAGAAAAATATATATTCTTAACACAACTAGAGATAACGCAAAAAATAAATTTGATAATTATAATTTAATTTCTGAAATAAGAAAAAATCAAGGTAATTTTAAATTATTACATAAAAAATTAACTGATTTAGGATTTAAAGAAGGTATCACTTATCTTTTAGGTGATATGTTAAAAACTAGATTTAACATTCTTAAAACGGAATTTACTAATAAACATATTAGTATATTACAACATAAATCCACAAAGGAAATGGGTATATTTGATTATTTAAAAGGTGACTGGTTAGAAAAAAATAATATAAGATACGAACCATTTTATAATAAAAGACAAACTAAATTATATAAATACAATGATGAAGATAAGTCAGTAAGATATATTGTTGAAGAATATACCATAAACGGTACGATTGATGATAAAACATTTTATGGTATTTATGACTCCTCTGATAAAAGTGGTGCGTACCAATCACATTTTATGTCGAGAAAGGCTTTTTTAAGATTACTGTCTGATAATCCTGAAATTAATTTAGAAGGTAATGAACCAATGAACCAACCAGACCCAAATGATAAAACACTTAAAAATAAACCAGAAACAGATATTAACGAATTTAAAAGGAGGTATTAACCTCCTTTTTCTATTTTAATAAATCATAAAATTTTTTAAAGTATTTAATTCTATCGTCTAAACCATTAACACCACCATTAACTCTTTTTGTTATTAACGTTACAATTTGATTGGTTGAACCTTTATCTGACATTTTATGTAACCCATTTTTTGTAAAAAACCAAGCAGCAGATAATAAAGGATAATGTGTTGCCACTTTATCTGGTTCATTTACCATATCTTCATTTATTGCTTTACCAAATGCAACATAATTTTCTTTACCTGTTAATTGAATATATCCCCTACCTCTATATTTGTAACCCTCTTTCGATTTTTCATTACCGTTACCCATTCTATTACCGTAAACTTTAGATGCTATTAAAATAGGTTTTCTTTGATATTGTTCAGCTAATTGTCTTGTTGGGAAATATTTTTTAAATATATCCATAAGTCCATCAGCGCTATAATTTAAATTTTCTTGTACTGATTTAAAACCACCACTTTCATGTGCACATTGTGCTAAAAAATGAGCAAGTCTTAATGGTGTGTTGATACCAAAAGTTGTAACAGTATTAGGAATCTGAATAAAAACTGAATTTGGAATATGTCCTTTTAATTTATCTAAGTTTAATGATTTGTTACTTTTTTCTTCAACAATCGTTATATCAAATAACTTTTTCCATACTATTTCAGTTACAACACCATTAGGTGTTAAACCATTTTTCATTTGCCATTTTTTAACTGCAGTTTCGGTTGCTGGACCAAAATTACCGTCAGGATTTAAAGATAATTTTGTTTGAAGTTTTTTGATTTCTTCACCTTTTGAACCAATTTTTAGTATCATGTGTTGTTTTACTTATAAATATTTTTATTTTATTATAAAATTGTATTTATAATAAATAAAAATAAAAAAATATGGAACCATTATTTAAAGTTGGATTTTATTCTTTTTATGAAAAGATAAAACAAAATAAAACGATAATCGTTGTTGATAGTGGTAAAATAATTTGTTCGGAAAAATATAAAAAATATTTTCCGAACAAATATAGAGATGTGAAAGAATTTAGTAAAATTGATGACGCTAAATCATATGTATTAAAAAAACTATCCAAACATAAAAAAAGAAAAGAAACCATAATAAAAAATTTACCAAAATCATTGTATTTGATTATAATGAAAGAAGAGAAGACTGGTGACACTTTTATTAAAGTTGGTATAACTTCTAAGAAATTTATTTTTCGTAGGTTCAGTAAAGAATATGGGTACGAAGGATACAAATTAGAAACCATTTTACGGAGAATAGACACTCCTGATGCCGAAAAATTAGAAGAAAAGATAAAAGATAAAATTAAAAAAAATATGGGTGTAAAAAAATTTAGACCCATACTTGAAAATTTTCACGGTTATTCTGAATGTTTTTCATATGATTCATTAAACCATGTTGTCAATATTTTTGATTCTTTAACTAAAAATCATTAGTTATAATTGTATTGTACCTGTTTTTTTTAACAGTTCTTTATTTTTATCTTCCAAGAATTCAACTTTCACTCTTAGTTCAGCAACTTCACGAGTTAGTTCTAAAATTTTATCCCTCATATCATTTTTTTCTACTGATGATTTTTCTAAAAGTAACTCTAATTTAGAAATCCTTTCCCTACAATCATCTTTCATAAAATTTTCAGTTCTTTCTTTACTCATTGCCCTTTTTTCGTAAAATCTCCAAGCACTTGCTGAACCTAAAACCGTTACTACTGTGATAATAACAGTATATAAAGAGTTGATATCCATGTATTTTTTTATTTATAAATATCTCAAATTTAGATTAAATATTTAAAAAACGAAAAAAAAACAGTATATTTAAAATAAAAAATGAGTTTAATAATTAATTTTTTTGGAGGACCTGGTATTGGAAAATCAACTCAAAGTTCTAGTCTATTTACTGAAATGAAAAAAATGCATATGGACGTTGAGTTAACATTTGAATACCCTAAAATAGTCGCATGGGAAGAAAATTTTTCAGCAATAAAAGACCAATTTTATATAACAGCTAACCAACATAGAAATATTAGTAGATTATATAATAAAGTTAAATATATTATTGTAGATTCTCCAATTATATTGGGTATGGTATATAAAGATTTTTATGATACAGAAACTTCATATCCATCTTCTTTTTATGATGATTCTTTTGATAATTTTATTTTAAATTTATTTAAGAAATATAATAGTCTAAATATATTATTAATAAGAGATGATAAAACATATAACGAGAATGGAAGATTTCAAAATCTTAATGAGGCTAAAGATATTGACCAACAAATAAGAAAAAAATTAAGTGATAATGATATTCCATTTATTGAATTCAAAATAGAATCAGACATAACAGAAAAAATTTTAAATCACATTAAAAATATAACTAAATGAAAAAATACAATATAATTTTATTATTACTTTTATTTTCAACATCACCATCAATACAAAGTGATATTGTTTTTATAAAAAAATCAATATATTCTGTTAAATATTCCCAAAGATTAGAACAACCGTTAGAAATTACGTATCGTTCAACTAATAGAAAATCAAAAGTTAGAAATAAAAATTTAAATTTTTATATGGAAAAAGGTGTCCATACTTCAAATAACGATGACTACCATAATAACATATATGATAAAGGTCATTTGGTACCTGCCGGTTCTTTTTCAGACAACATATCTAATCTTAGGGAAACCTATTCATTTTTAAATTGTTCGTTACAGAATCAATATCTAAATAGAGGTGAATGGAGAATATTAGAAGAACGAGAAAGGGTATGGGATAATTATGAACCAATAACTGTCACTATCGAAGTTTTATTTGATGAAAATAGTATAAAATTAAGTTCAGGTGCAACAGTTCCTTCAGGATATATAAAACGAATATATTTCGAAAACTCAAGAGAACTTATTTGTTTTTATTTCAAAAATGAAAAACCTAAATTAAAATGGTATCAGTATAAAATAAATTGTGAAAAATGATAAATTGTAAAGAAACAATAAATTACCAAGGTAATCTCTTTTATGTCCGTAAAAAAATAAAAGAGAATCAAATTAAACCTGAGTTAATTGATTCTCTTAAAAATTATTTAGATTGTGACATTGTATTAAAACAAAACAATCAAGAGGGTAATGTATTAATATTTTTAGTGTTAATACCAATTGCAGAAATAGTTGAATTCATCCCAAAGTGAATTCAACTATTCATTTGGTGTTTTGTCTACTTTAATAGTTCTTTTGACTTTTTTAACATCAGTAATTTTTTCGTTAAGCGATTCGAAATTATTAACCACATCAATTAAAATCCCTGCCAATTCATATTGTTCTGAATCTTCATTTTTCTTTATTAGAATATTAATAAATTCCAATAAATCTTCATTTGTTAATTTAATTCTAACTTTTATTAATTGTGAAATAATTTTTAAAGTTAAATACTGAATAGGTGTTTTCTTTTCCTTTGTTAAGGAAAAATAATTGTCTACTTTAATATTTGTTAAAATATTAGACACAACTGTATCTAAGAACAACAAAAATGTAGGATGATTTAAGTTAGTTTTCATAATATTCCTTTCGTTTTATATAAATATTTTAGTTTTTAAAAAAACTATTGACCCCACTTTTGTCTTTTGACGATTTGTGCAATAATACCATATACACTTAGATCTTGATACGTATCATCTATAGACTCACCAACAGTATCGTCATTACCTAACACAACCAATTGTTTCAATCTTTGTACCTTATCATTCATTCTAAAAAATAACCCCATTAAAGAGAATTTAATATCTTCTTCAGTTCTTAGTGAAGTACCTCCTGAAATATTACTGGGTCCATAATTCATTTGTTTTTTACAAAACAATATATATTGTTCTTCCATTATTTTTTTAAATTCTGATGTCATTTCAGGATATGTTATTTCACAATATGCTACCGGATTTAATGTTTCTTTTTTTTCCATTATGATTTATCTTTTTATTATGCCAAATCTACGAAAATATTTGTATATTAACAAATATTTATATAAAAATATTAATAAAATGAATTTAAAAGATTTTAACGAAGACGAGAAATTTCCAAATACTCCAAAATCAAAACAATTAGTTCAAATGTTATCATTTAGAGTTATGCCTGCGTATTTTAGGGAGATTGAAAAAGTTGCTGACCACAAAAACATGACCGTTTCTAAACTCATTAGAACATACATTAAAGAAGGTATGAAAAGAGATGGTGAATTAACTAAAGCTGAAGATAAAGAATTTACAGTATAATTCTAAAAATACCTCAATGTCAAATATTAACGAAGCAATAATAAGAAGTAAAATAAAAGAAATCCTTTCCGAAGAAACAAAAAAAATTCGTAGAGAGGACTATAATAAAATACAATATAAAATCGAAGAATTTGAAAATCAACTTATTGAGACAGTTAAAGAACTTAGAAAAGTAAATGATTCGATGCCTGAAGGTTTAAAATTAATTTGTAATAATAGATTAAAAAATGTGACTGAAAATTTAAACAATTCACATAGTCTAATAAAACAACTTAAAAATAAAATTAAAGAACATAAAAAAATGTCGTATAAGTCAAATCAAATTGACGAAAAAAATAAGTAATGAAACTATTAAATCTAATTGAAGAAATTGACCCAACATTAAAAAAAGATAATATACATTATAAAAAATTAATGGAAACGGTTAAGTTTCTTGAAAAGAAAGAAAAGATTTTATTTTTAACAACCTCTAACAGAGGTGAATGGGCGGAAAAAGAACTAAAAGAACAACCTAAATCAACAAGGTTAGCAATGGCTATTCAATCTTATTTAGGTAATAACAAAGTAACTTTAATTGAGGTACCTGATTTAAAGATATACACATGTGAAGCAAATGTTTCACATATGGATGGGAATCAATGTGGACTTAAAAAAGCATCACTAAAGGATGATGAAAAAAATCCAACAGGTCATCATAGATGTTGGAGAAACATTAATAATCCAGATGATGAATTATGGAAAATAACTAAAGTTTTATTTGAAAGTGATACTGTTTTATTTTTCGGTTCAATAAGATGGGGTCAAATGAATGCCATATATCAAAATTTAATAGAAAGATTAACATGGTTAGAGAATAGACATTCAACATTAGGTGAATCTAATTTATTAAAAGATATTTCTTCTGGTATTATTGCAGTTGGTCAAAACTGGAATGGTAAAGACGTTGTGGATATACAAAAAAATGTATTAACATTTTTTGGTTTCGATGTTAAAAAAGAACTTTCATGGAATTGGCAATATACTGAAGATCCAAAAGATGAATCAAAAGAAAGTTATAAAAAATCAGGAAAAGAGTTTTTAAAAACTTTTGAACTTTAATTATCCAATTTTTTTGCTATATTTTTACCTAAACCAGTTAAAAAAAATTGTTCCTCATTATTTTCGTCTTCTACAACATTTACAATACCTTCTTTAGTTAACGAATATAATGTATCTTTAATTGTAATCTCTAACAAACACTTTTCCATTTCATCAAATGAAATTGTTATGTCGGTATCTTGATATTCACCTTTAATAAATTTTTCAGTAAAGAAATCACAGAAATAATCAAAAACAAATTGTTTGTCTTTAATTTCAAATTCATTAAAAAAGTTTTCTTCTTCTAAAACTTTAAACATTTTAGTTGCATTATTCACAACAATTGGTTGATAGTTAGTTTTCATAATCAATTTTTTTGCAAGATAATAAAAAAATTAAAAGTTTACTATTTATAAATAAAAGTTTATTTTTTAAAAAAAAATTTATGTTAGAAAATGGTAAGATTTTTATTCAAATAGCATCATATCGTGACCCACAATTAAAACCAACCATAAAAGATTGTATCGAAAAAGCGAAACATCCCGAAAATTTGGTTTTTGGGATAACATTGCAACGTTCTAATGAAGATGTTTGGGATAATTTAGATGAATACAAAAATGACGATAGATTTAAAATTATAGATGTTAGTTATAAAATATCAAAAGGTGCATGTTGGGCAAGACATATGTTACAACAACTTTATGATAATGAAGAATATACTCTTCAATTAGATTCACATCATAGATTTGTCCAAGATTGGGATGTGGAATGTATCTCAATGATTAAACAATTACAAGAAAAAGGTCACGTAAAACCATTATTAACGTCTTATATATCTTCTTTTGATCCGGATAATGACCCTGAAGGTAGAGTTGAGACACCTTGGAAAATGACTTTTGATAGGTTTATTCCTGAAGGGGCTATTTTCTTTTTACCAGCATCAATAGATGATTATAAAGATAGAACCGAACCTGTTCCATCAAGATTTTATTCTGCACATTTTTGTTTTACATTAGGTTCATTTGTAAAAGATGTTCCTCATGACCCAAATTATTATTTTCATGGTGAGGAGATTTCAATTGCGGTTAGGGCATATACACATGGATACGATTTATTTCATCCACATAAAGTAATTGCTTGGCACGAGTACACTAGAAAAGGTAGGGCTAAACAATGGGATGACGATAAATCTTGGCATTTAAGGAATATCGAATGTCACAAAAGAAATAGAAAATTATTTGAAATGGATGGTGAGATAAATGACATTGATTTCGGGTTTTATGGTTTTGGAAAAGAAAGAACATTGGAAGATTACGAAAGATACTCAGGAATATCTTTTAAAAAAAGAGGTGTGCAACAAGATACGTTAGACCATAAATACCCACCAAACATTCCATTATATGGTGAAGAATTTTCAAATTCTTTTTTAACAATATTTAAACACTGTATAGATATATATCCACATCAAGTACCTGAAACAGATTATGAATTTTGGGTCGTAGCATTTGAAAACGAAATAGGTGAAACTATGTATAGACAAGATGCCGATGTTAACGAATTAAACAGTATTAAATTAGATTTCGGAGATAATTACTATAAAGTATGGAGAACATTCAATACCGAAAAAACACCGAAAAAATGGATTGTATGGCCATATTCCTCATCAAAAGGATGGTGTGAAAAAATCGAAGGGATTTTATATTAATAATATAAATAAATAAATAAATAAATAAAATACATGAAAATAATTGTTACACAATTTTATACAAATAATGTTCCATATGCTAAATTTACAATAGAAATAAATAAAAAATATTGTAATGAAAATGGATATGAATATTATGTCGAATCTGACACGAAAAAAATAATCGAAAAATTAGAAGGTAGATCAATTACTTGGTACAAACCTCATTTAATAAAATCAATTTTACTTGATAATCCTGATTGTGATTATGTGTTGTTTTTAGATATGGATGCAATAATAACAAACAATAATAAAAAAATAGAAGACTTTATTGAAGAAAATGTTAGTATTATAATGACTAAAGATTATGGACCATCATTAGTAAATGCTGGTGTCATGATTGTAAAAAATGACGAATTTAGTAAAAAATTTTTAGAAGATTGGTGGTTAATAGGTGAAGAATATCCTCAATATAAAACGGGTTTATGGCATGACCAAACTTGTATAGGGTTATTATATCAAACATTAGAAAAAAAAGAAAAATTTTCTATAATAGAAAATCATGAATTAAATGCATCAACACACAATGGTAATGAATTTATATTCCACGCATTTTCATATGGTAATTTGAGAAATAGAACAATTGATGCAATGTATTATAAACTATTAAATATTGAACCAATTGTTGATACTAATAGTTTAATGGACTTAGGTGAAATTTATCCAACAGATAAACATTATTTACATAATTATTTTAATCAAGTATACCAAGATGTGTTTTTCCCAATAAAAAATGAAGTAAAAAAATTAGTTGAAATTGGTACATTAGACGGAAATTCATTAAAAGTTTTTAAAAGATTTTTTTCTAATGCTAAAATATATGGTGTCGATTTAAAAGAAGATATTGTTGATGATGATATTGAAGTTATTAAATGTGACCAATCTAATTCTGAAGAATTGTATGATTTTTTAAATAAAATAGAAAATGTCGATATTATTTTGGATGATGGGTCACATAAAATGTATGACCAACAAATTACATTCGCCATACTTTTTAAAATGTTAAAATCAGGTGGAATTTATATAATAGAGGATTTACATACAAGTGTTGAATGTTTAATGCCTGAAAAATCTATATTTCAATGGGGTGATCCGACAAAAACAACAACATTGAAAATGTTGGAATATTTTAATATAAAAAATAAAATAAAAAGTGATTATTTAAATGAAGAACAAGAAAAATATCTATCAGAAAATATAGAATTTTGTGAAATATATTATTTAAATAATGGGAATAGTATAACTTCAATAATTAAAAAAAAATAATATGACCTTATCTATTATAACTCAAATTAGAAATGAATCAAAAAGATTAAAAGAATGGGTTAAATTTCATTATGATTTTTATGATGTTGATAAATTTTTATTTTATTTAGATCAACCAGAAGATAATACCGAAGATGTTTTAGAGGAATTAAAAAAAGAATATAATATAGAATATTTAAACACTAAACCAATCGGGGATTATCAAGGAAATAATTGTTCTTTAGCCACAGAAAGACAAAGAGAATCATTTAAAAATGGATTTAATAGTTTAAAAAGTGAATATGATTGGATAGCTATTTTTGATGTTGATGAATGGATTGTTCCAATAAATTTAGATGAATATAATTTAAAAAAAATGTTATCCGAGTTAAAAGATAATATGATTTATCTTCCAATGTATAATTTTAGACCTCCTTTTGATTATGATAAATCAATAAATGAACAAGATTTTCATAGATGGTCAACAGAAGAAAGATTTGAAAATGGTCACGGTACATGTGGAAAATCAATTATAAGGGGTAAAATTTTTTTAGATAGATTAGTAAATATAAATATACATACAGGACCTGAAGGTATTGAAGAATACCATAATAATGTAGATTTTGAATCTAAAAATCACAAATTTAGACTTCATCAATTTCAAAATCATATGAATCATGGTGGTAAACCATATGAAATATATGATGATTCAATTAAAAAAATGTTTAAAAAAGTATGAAAAAAATAGCGTTCATTTCTGGTTGGTATTCGTTTAATGGTCATTCAGGAATACATGATGATAATAAATTTATTTTGGATTGTTTATATGATAGTGCAAAAAAATATTTTTTTAAAGATTCGAATGTTGATTTCATTTTTATTACAAATGATAAAAATATTGAACTTGAAAATGTTAAAAACATATATATAGACCATAATGTTAATGGATTTTGGCACATGTGCCTCATGAAAATATTATCTTTGAAATATATTAATGATAGTTATGATTATATTTTTGTACATGATACAGACCAAATATATGTTAACCCAATAAATGAAGATTTTTTAGATAATGATTTTTATTTACTTCATCATTATTTTTATGCGTCTTTAAAAGGTGTTCATAATGATGTGACAGATAGAGTACCATTAAATTTTAATTCAACTGATGAATATTGGACTATGGGTAATTTTTTTGGTGGGAAGACAGAATTAATGAAACAATTAACAGAATTTACTGAACAACAACATAATTTTTATGTGAGCGACACATATCATCCTGATCACCATTTTTATAGTAGATACCCTGAAGAATTATTTTTATTAAAATTTATTTTTGAAAACAATATAAGTCATAAAAGATTACATTCAACAGCACATCCAGAATCTATTGAAAATGATTGGTTTTTGGGTAATTTTAAAGAAGATGAACATATATATCAAAATATACCAAAAGTTAAATTAGTACATAACACAAAATCAAATATTACAATATTAAAAGAAATAATTAAATATCACGTATGAAAAAAGAAATAAATTTATCAGACAACAATGAATCAAATGATAAATTTGATGAGAACAATAATAAAACTATAATTGTTTATTATTGTTTTTTAGTTAATCATTGGAAACAATTAGTGATTGAACAATTAAATAGAGTTAAAGATTCAGGATTATATGAAAAATGTGACGAATTTTGGGTTATGGTAACTAAATTAGATAATTCAGAAGAGGAATTTATAGATTTAGTTAAAGATTATATGAAATTAAAAATAGTGTTTAACACAAATAATAGTTCGGAATATCCTGGAATTAATAAAGTAAAAGAAATTAGTGAAATTTATGAAGACGCTAATATCCTATATTTCCATACTAAAGGGGTAAGTAATATATATGAAAATCCTAAATCAGAATCGCTAATTATATGTGAAGAAAAAATTAAAAATATAAAAGGATGGCGTGAATGTTTAGAATATTTTTTAATAGATAAATGGGAAGATTCTTTGGAAAAATTAAAAGATAATGATTGTGTTGGTGTAACAAATAATGGTGGTTGGTATTGGGGTAATTTTTGGTGGTCAAAATCTTCGTATATTAAAAGATGTATACCCGTTGGATATTGGGGTAGATGGTCATATGAGGCATGGTTAAATGACTACGTAGAAGGTGAAAAAAAATTTTTTCAATGGTATAACTTTAACGTTAACCCATATTTTACTTTTTTAGAAGAAGAATGGTATAAAAAAGTAAAATATGAATCGAATGATAAAATAATTTTAAAATCTGTTAAATATGGTACTGCACCATTTATTATAGATGAAGGTTATCCTGACGAATATATCTGTAATCTAACTACAGATATAACATATCAAATAGAAAATGAATTAATTAAACAAAATCATGAAAAATTTGAATTTTATTGTACAAATAATTCTTTAATAGATCCTGCACCAGGTCAGAGAAAATTTTTTTTTATTGAATATGTTAAGTCCGATAACTTGGACAAAATTTACAAAATAGGGATACATGAAGGTGGTTATTTAAATTTTAAACCTTAATATAATAATTTATTGCTGATGTAAAAAAATATATAATTTTTGATTATAATAAAAAAAATATGAATAGAAATGTAACAATAGTAACAGGTTTATGGGATCTTGGAAGAGGATCAATTGAAGGATGGTCTAAAAGAGATTTTAGTACATATAAAGAAAAATTTCTTGAAACATTAAAAGCAGATGCTTTTATGGTTGTGTGGATACCAAAAGAATTAGAAGAAGATGTTTGGAGTGTTAGAAGTAAAGACAATACTAAAATTTTTATTAAAGAAGTAGAGGACTTTAGAACTTGGAACCCATTTTTCGAAAAAATACAACAAATACGAAATAATCCTGATTGGAAAAATTTTGCAGGGTGGTTGCCGGAATCTCCCCAAGCAGCATTAGAATTTTATAATCCCATGATGATGACAAAAATGTTTATGGTTCATGATACAATGTTATCAAACCCCTTTGATTCAGAATATTTTTTTTGGATGGATGGTGGTTTAACAACAACAGTTAATGGTCATTATTTTTCATCAGATAAAGTTTTAGATAATTTAGACTATTATTGTGACTTATATGAAAAATTTCTTTTTATAACTTACCCATATACGTCAAATGACGAAATTCATGGATTTGAAAGGGGAAAAATGGCAAGTTATTGTAATGTTGATTTTGTTGATTATGTTGCTAGAGGTGGATTTTTTGGTGGAAAAAAATCATTAATTTCACAAATGAATATGTTATATTATAACGTACTAGAAACAACAATCAATGATGGATACATGGGGGCTGACGAATGTTTATTTACAATTCTATGTCATAGACATCCAGACTTAATTCATCGTTTCGAAATTGAAGGAAATGGATTAGTTTGGCCATTTTTTGAAAATTTAAAAGATATAAAAAATAAAATAAAAAAGACATCAAAAGGATTAAAACCTTTTTCTGATATAAAAACATCATTATATGTGTTAACATATAATTCACCAAATCAATTTGAAACATTATTAAAATCTTTTGAAGAAGTTGATAATAATTTTTTAAATAAAACAAGAAAAATATTAGTTAATAATTCTACAGATAGAACAACTGATGAACAATATGGTGTCATATGTAAAAATTATGGATTTGAAATTCATAATTTTGATAATATTGGAATATGTGGTGGAAGACAATGGATTGCAGAACATTTCAATGAAAGTGATTCAGACTATTATATATTTTTTGAAGATGATATGTTTTTACATCCGAACACAAATGATGTTTGTGGAATGGGTTTTAAAAGATATAAAGATGAATTATACAATAAAACTTTAAAAATTATATATGATAATCAATATGATTATCTTAAATTATCATTTTCTGAATTTTTTGGAAACAATATGACACAATGGTCTTGGTATAATATACCTCAAAATGTGAGAGAAGAGTTTTTTCCTGAAAAAAAACATCTTCCAGTTAAAGGGTTAGATCCAGATGCACCAAAAACAAAATTTAATGTTATGAAACAATATCAAGACATAACATATTTGGAAGGTGAGATTTATTATTGTAATTGGCCATTATGGGTATCAAAAGAAGGTAATTATAAAATATTCTTAGAAACAAAATGGGAAAGACCGTTTGAACAAACATGGATGAGTCATGTATTTCAAATGATTAAACAAAATAAATTTAAAACCGCAATTTTATTATTATCACCAATAAAACATGATAGATTTGACCATTATGATGGAAGTTTAAGAAAGGAACATTAACTTGGTTTCTGTAGACCTTTATTTAATGTTTCTTTTTTCACATTTTCTTTTTTAATTGCATTTTTGTGTTTTTGAAGAATTCTATTTTTTTCTTCTTCGGATAATTTTAATGTATTCATTTTATTTCTATGATTTTTTTTTCTAATAATCTAAAACATTCTTCGAATCCATCATTTTCGATGTCTTCTCTTTTATTTTTAGATTCTTTTGATGTCAGAATGACTTTTTCATTTTCTGTGGATATGGTATACGTCCAATTATTTTTTGTATACATTTCTATTGTTAGAAATATACCTTGTTTATCAAAAAAATTATATAGTTTTTTATTATCATAATATTCAAGTACAGAAATAGATGGAACTCCAACGTTTGGAAACATTGTTGAACAAAATAATTCCATTGAATTAGAATAAAGATATTGAATAGAGTACCAATCCATAATATAGATAATTATAAAAAAAAAACATTAAGTTGTATATATTAAACGAATATATTTATAAAGTATGGATTTCTTAGAAGATAACAAAAAACAAAAAATTACTGAATTTGTAAAATTCGTAAAAAAAGAACTTGGGATTGAAAAATGTCCAACAATTGTTCTTCAAAACGGTAGAGGTGAATTAAAAACTACCGCAAATTATGATTATTCTAAAAAGAATAAAATAATTAGAATAAACGCAAAAAATAGGTCTTTAGTTGATGTTATGAGAAGTATTGCTCATGAAATGGTACATCATAAACAATATGAAGATGGTAGATTAAAAACACCACCACCAGACATAGGTGGTGAAATAGAAGATGAGGCAAATGCTAAGGCTGGTCAATATATAAAATTATATTCTAAAATGGATGAAACTATTTACGATGAGTAAATATTTATATTCAAATACTTTTTTAGTATATTACTATAATAAACGTTCAATTTAAAATATTTATAAAATATGAAAATAATCATATCAGAAAAACAATATAAAAAACTAATAAAAAGTATTGACGAACAAGATACCGCAACCTCTACCCCCTCATCAGGTGGTCAAGGTTATCCTGAAGTAGGTAAATGGGAGTCTGGCGTAACCAGAGGTCCTGGTAATCAAATAGGGTTAACTAAGTGGTCAGACGTTGTTGGTTCTTTATTAAAGAGAGATAAGGGGAATAGATTAAAATAAATTAAAATGTTATATAATAAACTTTTAATATCAGAATCAGATAAAACACATATTTTAAATTTATATGGTGTATCAAGTGTAAAAGACACTATTGTAATCACCGAATGGTTATCACCAGATGAAAAATATTGTGTTTTCTTAGATGAATTATATGATATTCAAAATAAAACTAAAATAGGTAATATTTGGGAGAATTTTGATAACTTCAAATTTTTTCTAACACATTCTTTTAAAGTAGCAACTAATGTACCAAAACAAATTAAAGAAAATGTTTTAAATTCTTTAAAATCATTTGTTATTACAGAATCTACTCAAAATATGAGTACATTAAAACCTTACATAAAGGAATTATTAGAAGAAGGTATACTTAAAAATGTTGCAGATTGGGGAAAAGAAACTGTCTCATCTGCGGTTTCTGGTGTGTCAGATTTTGTAAAGACAAGTTGGGATGGATTAAAAAAACTTGGTATTGCAATTTCAGAAGGGGATTGGAATCGTATTGTTGATTTATTAAAAAAAGGTGCACTTTATGTTGCTAGAAAAATTAGAGGTGCTTTATATCACCCTATTGGAATAGTACTTGATGCAATATTAATGGCATCAGGTGTAGGTGTTACACTTAAAATGTTACCTTGGGCTATTGTTGTCGGATTAGATGTTTATGAATTCATGACCGGTAAATATGAAGATACTGAATTATCTACAGGGTGGAGATTATTATTTTTTGCAACTGATGTTATGGGATTAGTTTTTGCTGGTGCGTCTGCAAAAGTTGCAAAAAATATGGTTACCGGATTAATAACTAAATATGGTAAAACATCTGAAGCGGTATCACAAGCAGTTAAAAATTCAAAAAAATTAACTACGTTTTTAGAAACTATACAATCATCGTCTTCTAAAGTTGTTGGATTAATGGAAAAAGCCTTAGTACATTTAAAAACAAAATCACCTATGTTCTATAAATTTTTATCAGGTGTTATGGGTGGATTAACAACAGTTTTAAATAAATTAATAAATCTAATTGGTTCAATATTAAAAGGTGCTGGAAAAGTTTTATCCGCACCTGGAAAATTAACTTCAAAACTTGGTGGCGGAACAAAAACATCAGCAGCTGCAAATACATTAGTACCTGTTACAGGTATTGGTGTTTATGGAAAACATAAAGAAGAGGAATATGAAGATGCTTTGTTATCATCATTAAAAAATAGTAATATTGAGTCTGTGTACAATTACGATGATATTTAAAAATAAAAAAATAAAAAAATAAAAAAATGGAAAATAAAAATAGTTTATTAATTAGAAAATACATGAATCTTATGGAATCAATTAATAATAAATTGATTACCAATGAAAAAATGTTAAATGAAGATCTATTTCAAGCGGCAGCACTGGACGCTAAAATAGCCGCTAATGAATTAGAGGGTTACCTTAAAATGATGAATAAAGATACTAAAATAAAGGCCGAATTAATAAAATCAGGAATTAATTCATCTGAAAATTTATTAGTTGCATTAAAGGGTAATAGATTAACGGGTCGATTAAAAGGTGCGTTAGAATTAAGTATATTAAAATCAAATACCAAAAATGCAACTTTAATTGATATTGCAACAGAAAATTTAGTTAGAAACGAAAAATTCAATACAAAACACGCAGCAGAATTTGCCAAAGGACAACCGGCATATGAAAAGGCTTTAAAACTAGAAGGATATAGTGACGACGCAATAACAAAAATCGTACAAAAGAAATTTAATCAAATAAACCCAAAAACAGGAAAACCATATGATCGTCCACAAACTCTTAAAAAAGGTGATGTTGATATTTCAACTAATAAACCGAAAAAAATAACGGATCCAACAGACACCACAAAACTAACAAATCCAAAAGACCCAACATTTTGGGAAAAATTAAAAACTATAGGTTGGAAAAAAGCGCTGCTTTTAGGCGCAGGTGCAGTGGGTGGTTCATTTTTATTATGGTATTGGTTTAAACAAAATAAAATTGAAGATGAAGATATACCTAGTGAACCACCATTAGAAGGTGAATGGGCTCCTTGTTTAAAAAAGATACTTGATAGTAAAAAAGGAATAGTGATTAAAGTAACATCAGGTAAGTTAGTTGTTAAAGTTATAAATGATACATATTCTGAAGGTGTATTATTCTTTGCCGATGGAAAAGTTCTAACTAATGATGGTAAAAGAAAAGGAACATGGAAATGTAAAGAAGGAAAGGTAACAGATGTTAAAGAACAATCCACTACAGGTGGTAATATAGGTAGTGATGTTGAAAAAATTGTATCATATTTAAAAGGGAATGTAATAAATTCTAGCATGTTAACTAATGTTAAAAACATTTTAAATACCTATAATAAAAGTGGTCAAGGTAAACAATTATTAAGTGCATATAAAAGAATAAGTGGTGAATTTTTAGAAAATACACTCCAATCTAAAACCACACTAAATGACCCTAGTGAAAGAAAAATAAGAAATGAAATATACACTATTATAAGAGCAGTAAAAGGTTCTGGTGGAACAAGTACAAGTGATCCATTAAGTGGTATTGAGATAATTTGGGATGATAAAAAGAAAGAAGAGGTTACACCAATAAAAAAAGACTTATATAGAGATTGTAATGATTTCCCATTAACATTTGGATGTAAAGGTCCGTTAGTATCAGAATTACAAATATGTTTAAAAATGACAGGTGTTGACGGTAAATTAGGACCAAACACTAAAGCAACAGCTGAATCTTGGGGGTCAAAAAATAATATTCCTTTTCTTATACCATTAGGTGATAAAGAAGTGTTTGGTGTTACTGAAGAAAATTTTAAGAAAATTTGTCTTAATAAACCAAACCCAGAACCTGTTGTTATAACACCACCTAATGTGGATGGTCCTATTGATAATCCAACAATTACTCCGGAAGAACCGACCAAACCAGAAGAACGAAAAAAAAGTGATGAAGAATTAGGGTGGGGATTATATACTAAACTTAAAAAAGCAGGTCTTTTATACCCACGAAAGGGTCTACTTGGAGGAGAAAGAATTATATATAAAGGAAGTGACCTATCTGATGAAAATCAAAGATTACTTATTACATATTTGAATATGAAAGATTATGTTTTAACAACTGATAATGGTGAAATTAAACAAGGAGAAAAATTAGTTTTTAAAAAAATAAAGAGAAAATAATAATCAAGTGGAACTAAAACAAAAAATAAAAACTATAATTCTCGACGAAAGAAGAGAAAATTTAAAAAATTCTTTTAATGAAATAAAAGATATTCGAGATGATTCATATAGAACACAACGTATATTTGAAATTTCATCTAAATTAATTAAGGAAGGTTATGATATTAGTGAAATAGATATAAAAGGACAATTAGATAAAATAGACTTTAATTCAGTTTTGACCGATTCTTTATTGTCTAGTGTTAAAGAATATGTTATCCAATATATTCTAAGAGAAGTATTTGGCGCAGGTAGTGGATTTTCCACTACCGCTGCACAATTTTTAGCTGATTATAACCCAATAAATCTTTTAAAACCGTTCAAAAACTTACAAACATGTATGTCAAATGATGGTATGCCAAAACTTATTGATGGGTTATTAGAAGTTTTAATTAGGTACATTGCATCTAACCAAATGAATGTTGACAGAGAAGATTATGGTGTCAACCTTAAGTCCGATGCAACAACATTGGGTGGAAATTTACTAGGTGAGGTAATAAGAGAATCAAATATATCAGAAACAATATCTGAAAGATTTTGTAAAATAATACATTAATATGAAAACAAAACAACAAATATTAGAAGAAAGAAGATTAATTAATGAAGCATTATTTAGTGTAGAAAATATTTTAATGACATTAGGTTATTTTCCTATAATTGGAGAAGTCGCAGATATTTTATTAATTATTCATTATTTAAGAAAAGGTGAAAACTTATACGCTGCACTAATGTTAATTGCCCTAATACCAACTGTGGGAGATATTTTAGTTAAACCATTCATTAAAACATTACAAGTAGGTAAAAAAACATTAAAAAATACTAATAATTTAGTAGAGGCATTAAATAAAAATCCAAAAGTTACAAGTAAGTTAAAAGAATTAGTGGGTGACGAATCAAAATTAACAAAAGCGTTTGAGTCAGTAAAAAATAACGAAAAATACAAAAAATACCTACCAGAAAATTGGATGTCAAGTATTGAGAAAGGTTTAACATCAATAAAGAAGGTTTTACCAAAAGTAACACCATTAGAAGCCATTAAATCAGGTGTGAAAAGTGCAACAACTGGAGGTAAATTTAGTACAGGTCTTAAAAATTTTTATAGAGGTGAAAGATTATCTAAATATATTACAAAAAGGGGGATGGAACCAAGTAATTTTATTCAAAAATGGTGGATAAATTATGGTGCAGGAAAAGATAGAAGAGATTCATTTAGACGTTTTATTGTAGCAAATAATATGTTAGAATTATTTGGTTTACCTAACGTTGGGTCTTTTGAAGATAAATTACAAAATGATAAAAATTTTAGAGATAAAGTAGCTGATAATCCACAAATGAGTGAATTTATCGCACAAAATTCAAGTGACGCGGATTTAAATCCAAAAAAAGAAACAAGTAGTAACCCATTAAGTTCATTTGGTAGTATAATAACACTACCATTAGTAAAAATATTAGCTAACAAATTAGCTTAAATCATTTTTGGTGATATTTATTTATAGACTCATATGGTTTGGTCGCTATATGATAATAAATTAACTAAAAAACGAAAGGAGGTATCAAAATCTCAACAAAGGAATCAAATTGATTCCTTTGTTTGTTTATAGACTTTACTTTTTTTAAAAATAAATATATATTAATAATATATTTTTATTTAATCAAATATTTATTTAAGAAAAGAATTTAACAAATTATTTAATAATTTATTTAAGAAGTAACATTAAAACAAAAAACCCACCAATTGGTGGGTTTTTTGTTTAAGTGGAGGTGCCGGTCACCGCCACCGGGTCTTGTTCGTTTTATCATAAATAGACTACACGTTTATTCAATTAATTCACAACTGACAAATATTTGGTTCCTATTTTGACATTGTTACCGAAAACTGTGTCGAGTTCACTTTTACCATTTTCATGGAATTACAGGTAGTCCTCTGAACGAGACCTTTGACACTTTTATGGTTGTATCACACCGTAGGGACTTCTGTTCCAAGGTTATATGTCCACCGACCCGTTTTGTGTTTTTACCCTTAGGCTACTTCCACGTTAGAAGTTGCTAGTAAACCAACAATTTCCATGTTTTTGTAAACGTCTCCGTCTAATTTTTTCCACCATTTATTAAAGTCGTAGATGAAATCCGACTACGTGCCTACTTACAATACCAACGCCAATCGATTCTAATTCACCCCCATGATTTAGAGTATAAATAAATTATTTATACTCAGGACCTCTAACATCAGTGTCATTTGATGTTGAAGAAATTTTACTTGATGTAATTGTTACAGTGTCAAGTGTGATTGTAGGAATTTCTTCCGTTGTTTTTTTCTTAACTTTTGATGGTTTAGAAGATGGTTTCTTTTCAGTTACCACTGGTTTTACCTCAACAATCGTTTCATTTTTTGTTGGTTCATTTTTTTCTGTACCACCAAAAAAGTTTTTTAATTTTTCAAATAAGTTTTTCATAATTTGTTTTTTAATTATAAATATAAAGATTAAAGTTAAAAACTTTTTACGATCAATGGTAATAATTTACCATATTTTTTTTCAAAACTTGATTTATTATTTATCCATTGTTCATTTACTTGACCGATTGATTTATGTATCACCATAATTTTAGTTGTTACACCAATTTTAACACCTTTTAAATGATTTAAAACACAAAAAGGAATATCATAGAAATGAAAACCATCGAATTCCTCATCAAATTTTTCTTTTATTCTGTTTTTATGAACGGCAAAAAATAAACCATCGACAGTAACAACGTCTTTTAAATTAAACCCTAAACTTTCTGAGTAATGATTACAATGAATTTTTCCATTATGTTCATGTTTTACTTTACCATACATCTTATCCCTTTTTTCCCACCACATTCCACTAACCAACTCATCAGTTCCAGCTAACCCAATAATTCCATGTTCAGGAAATTTACTAAATAATTGATTTAAAATATGTGAAACATTAGGTGTTTCAATATCGATATCGTCGTGCATAAAAACAACAATATTATTTGATGATTCCTCTAAACCTTTATTATATAATTTAGATAATGAAAATTCATTATTATTTTCATAAACCAATATTTCAGTCCTTGGATGTGAAAACTTTTTTTTAATTTTTTGTACATTTGAATCATCGATTTTTCTTGTTGAAATAACAACACTGATGATTTCTTCCGAATATGACATATTTTATATTTGATATAATAAAATATAAGAAAAAAAAATTAAAATATCAAATTAATATGATTTAAAATTCATTTGTTTTATAACTAAATCAGACAATTTTTTGTGACCTGAATATTTCATGTGACAAATCCAATCAAAACAATCATTTTTATTAATTGTATTAATATTAATTATTTTTGCACCAACAATACTATCATTTAATAATTGTTGATATCTTTTATAATTTATTGAAAAATATTCTTTTTCTTTTGTTACACTTATACATTCATTAACATTAAGTCCAAGAATAACAACAGGAATAACATTTTTTGAATTACATATATTAACAATATGTTGTACATCTTTATAAACCAAATAAGGATTTCTTTTTGAATGTATGTCGTTCACACCACCATATATAAAACAATATTTAAAATATGGTGTGATTGTTTTTTTACCAATAGAAACCATCCAAGGTAATTGTTTCCCAACTACTGCGGTGTTATGTAATTCTAATTTAGTTTTATTCCTAAGAAGGATTTGCCATCCCCATGAATGATTAGCGGTATGTGAATCCCCAATAAATAAAACAGGTACATTATTTAAGTCTATGGTATTATTTTGAATAAATAACGGTGATAAGATTAAAACAAGTATTAAATATAAATCTTTCACTTTTTTATATATAAATATACAATTTCGTTAATTAACATACTAATTATAGTTAATAAAACACGTTGAAATGAGAAAATTATTAAAAGAATTATTTAACGATAATAACTCAATTAATGAGAAATCTGTAATAGGTTTTATCGCATTTTTTATGATGGTTTTAACTATGTTTATTGACATAATAAAAGGTTGGATGGGAAAAGAGTTTGTAATAAATGAATTCATCTTCGATGGTTTCTTAATTATAACATTAGGTTCTTTTGGTATTGGTTCTATTGATAAATGGATAAATAAAAAGAATTTAGAAAAAAATGAACCAACAACTGAAGAATAACTTGACGATTTTCCATTATTACAATATTTATTAATAAATAAATTTTTTTTAAAACTTTAAAATTATGAAGAACTGGAAAACTACAGCAGCAGGAGTAGTATTAGCTTTAGTATCTTTTGCAACTTACATGGATTGGATTAATGCCAGTCAAGCCGGAATGGTGACTACTATCTTAACCGCGTTAGGATTAACACTAGCTAAAGATAGTGGTGTATCAGGAAAAGAATGGTAAATTATTTTAATTTAATTTTTAAAAGGGAAGAATTAAAAACTCTTCCCTTTTTTTTATTTTATTGTTTCACATAAGTTAAATACTTTCTCACATGTCTCATAATCTTCAATCTCTTCAAAGAAAGGTAATATATCTCGTTTAAGAACATATATTTCTTTTCTCGTGAATTCCAATTCAGTTTTCCATTGGATATTTTCAATATTTGCAGATAATTCTAAGACTAATTTCTTTTTCTTTTTATCTTTAAAATCTTCAAATAAATTTATGATATTGTTATATATGATAACTTTATTAACACCATAAAAATCCGTAAAATTATTGTACTCACCTTCAATATCTAATTTTACCATTGTAACATTGTTTGTCATTTTTTTAATTTATCATCAAATATAACAAATTAAATCCGTAAAAAAAAATTTTAACAAGAAAAAAAGCCTCGATGGGAATCGAGGCTTCTAGGTCATTTGTGGATTCAACTCCACGACATCAAACGAAAGGATATCGGCAAAGATACCTTATTTTTTAATAAATATAAATATAAATATATACGTTTTTATTAAAAACCAAAATATTTACATTATTTTACAAAAAAATTCATTTTTTCATTTTCAAAATTTAATTCTATAGATTTATTTTCTACAATATTACCTTTTAAAATTTCATCAGATATAAAATCTTCACATAAATTTTGTATGATTCGTTTAATAGGTCTTGCACCATATTCTTCCATTGTATTTAAATTAATGATTTCATTAAGAACACTTTCATTGAATGAAATTATATAATTTTTTTCTGAAATCCTATTACTTAATTTATTTAATTCAATAGTGATAATTTTTTTAATGTCATCATTATTTAATGAATTAAATAGAATAATATCATCAAGTCTATTTAAAAATTCAGGTGTAAATTGTTGTTTCAATGATTGTTGAATAATAGATTTTTTAACTTCCTGTCTTTGTGTATCACTAGATGAAGTATTAAAACCTAAACCATTACCAAAATCTACCACTTTTTTAGCACCAACATTAGATGTCATAATAATGATAGTATTTGTAAAATTAACTTTTCTACCAAAAGAATCTGTAAGGTGACCTTCATCCATTATTTGAAGGAGAATGTTATAAACATCTTTATGTGCTTTTTCTATCTCATCAAATAAAACAACGGAGAATGGATTATTCTTAATTTTTTCAGTTAATTGACCACCTTCATCATGACCAACATATCCTGGTGGTGAACCAATCAAACGAGAAACATTATGTTTTTCCATGAATTCACTCATATCTACACGAATCATTTTGTTTGGATCACCAAAAACAACTTCAGCTATTGTTTTAGCTAAGAAAGTTTTACCCACACCTGTTGAACCAACAAAAATAAATGAACCAATAGGTCTATTATTTTCTTTAATACCAACTCTATTTCTTCTAATTGATTTAGATATGATTGAAATAGCATCACTTTGACCAATTATTTTTGAGGATAACCGTTCTTCTAAGTTTATTAATTTTTCAATTTCATTAACATCTAACTTAGATATTGGAATACCTGTTACATCTGAGATTATATTATATACATCGTCAACATTAATAGGTATTAAATTATTTTTTTGTTTTTCGGACCACTTACTTTTTTCATCTTCAAGTTTAACTAAAACTTTTTTTTCATCGTCCCTAAGCTTAGCCGCTTGTTCATAATTTTGAGTTTTTACTACTTGTAGTTTTCTTTCCTTTATCTCTTCAGATTCTTTCTTTAAATCTTCAATTATTTGAGGAGACTTTAAATTTATTTTTTTATTAGACCCTAATTCATCTAATATATCAATTGCCTTATCAGGAAATTGTCTATCAGTAATATATTGTGATGATAGATTTACAATCGTTTCAATAACATCCTCATCATATTTAACCTTATGATAATTTTGATATACTTCTTTTAAGTTATTCAAAATTAAAATTGTCTCAGGTTTAGTAGGTTCTTTTAAAATAATTTTTTGGAACCTTCTAACTAAAGCGGCATCTTTTTCAATATGTTTCTTATATTCATCAAATGTGGTTGCACCAATACATTGAATTTCACCCCGAGCCAATGCTGGTTTAAGAATATTAGCAACATCCATTGAACCTGAAGCATTACCAGCACCTACCATTGTATGTAGTTCATCAATGAAGATAATAATATTAGGTTCGTTTTGTAACTCGTTTAATATCGCTTTAATTCTTTCCTCAAATTGACCTCGATATTTAGTACCAGCAACTAATGAAGTTAAATCTAAAGATAATATTCTTTTATCTAATAGATTTGACGGACATTCCCCCTTAACAATTAATAACGCTAATTTTTCAACCAACACAGATTTACCAACACCCGCATCTCCAACAATAACCGCGTTATTTTTTTTCTTTCTTGAAATAATTTGGGCAATTCTTTTTACTTCAGATTCTCTACCGATGACGGGATCGATTTTACCTTCTTCAGCCAATTTATTTAAATCTCTTGAGAAATTATCGAGAATTGGCGTCCTCGAACCTTTCCTTACCTTTTTAAAGGATGTTTGTTGACCTTCGTCAAAATAATCTACTGACATCTTTTTTGTTTTAGTGAATTATACGAAAAAAAAATTATAAACACAAATATATGACTTTTTTTCAGTTTAACAAGACATTTTGTCAATTTTTTTTTGTGGTATATGTTTTGTTTAATAAAATTAAAAAAATATAATATTATGACATTTTACAAAGACCCGTTAAAAGATGTATTAGATATGTTTTTTGACAACGAAACAACAAAAGACCGTTCGGTAAAATTTACTGAAAAGGAGGACAAGTATTTAATTTATCTTAAAGTGCCTGGATTAACAAAAGATGATTTATCCATTACACTTAAAGAAAATTTATTAACAATTAAATATGAAAAAGAAAAAAATGAAAATGAAATATTTTCGTTTACTAACTCCTTTAAAAAAACGTACCTTATTCCTGAAGATATATCTGAAGAGGATATTAGTGCGAACGTAAAGAACGGTATATTAGAAATTATTCTACCTAAATCCAAAGAAAAAAGTAAAGAAAGGATAATTTCTTTAGAATAACTAAAAACCCCACAAACGTGGGGTTTTTTTATTTTTAAGATATTTATAATGAAAAATAATATGATAGTACATATAACGGAAAGTCAGTTAAAACATATATTATCTAAAGAATTAGATGAACATTACGGTATTAGATATATTGAACAATGGGGTGAAAATGAATTATTATTACCATTATTTCATCATTTATATGGTTTACAAAATTTAGGTAGGCCGTATTTATCTTTAACATCTGAAGAATGTGTAGATAAAGTTTCTCAAATTATTGGTGGTTCAAAACATAGTTTTATGTTTTTAACAAATAGTTTCTCACATTTTACTCGTGATAGTAAATCAACTAAACGTAAATATAAACCCACATCTAAACAAGATGAGGTTTTTAAAAAATACGGAAAGTATCCAAAAAATGAATTACGTAAACTTTGTATTGACGTTTTAAAGGAATTTGAACAGGATGAGAAACGTAAAGAAAAATATAATGACGGAATATTAAAAGATAAGATTAGAAAGAAAAATACAGGAAAAGACTATACGAGGATTGACCGTTTTTTATATGACCAACAAATATTAGACACTGAAAAATATCCATATGATAGTATAGATTTTGAAAGACTAAGATCAACTAATTCGAAATATATAGATGATAACGAAGATAACAATAATTCAGAAGATGAAAAAGATTTGAAAAATAGAGAAGATGCGATAAGAAACGCTGGATATGATCCTAAAAAATTAACACTTATGGGTTCTTCTAAAAATAATAAAAAAGATAATCCAAAAGAGTATGATGTTCAAAACAAAGAAAGTAAAATAAGTAATGATGAAGAAAATAAATTAGACCCTATTGCGGTATTAAAACAATTAAATTTTGAAGAAAATGAACATAATATAAATATGATTAGCAATATGTTGTCTCGTGGATGGAGACCAAGAGAAAGTTCTAATAACAAGATTAACGAATCATTATCTTCTGTGATTAGAGAAATAAAACAAAACAGGAGAAAAAATCGTTATTAATAATAAAAAAATATGTCAATATTATCTGAAAAGATTGAAGGAAAATTAATTGAGGTTAAAATTCAATCATCTAACATTAAATCTTCAACTTACAATACTGAAGATAAAACATTATTAATAGAATTCAATAATAATTCATTATACCAATATAATGAAGTACCTTGGGAAGTGTTCACAAAGTTTAGAATGTCGGAATCTCAAGGAAAATATTTTAACTCTGACATTTCTAAAAAATATAAGTACGAAAAAGTAAAATGAATCTACTAAAAGAATTAATTGAAGATATCGGTAAAGATAAAGAAATTTTAAAATCTTTTGAATTAAAGAATTCATTATCTATGGATGTTTTTGAAAAGATAAATGATTCATATATTTTAAAGGAAGAAATAAGAGAAAAGTTATTAAAAATAACAGATAAGTTTTTAGATTTTTTAAATGTAGATTTTTTTGTATTTGATATTCATTTAACAGGTTCACTGGCGAATTATAATTGGTCAAAGTACTCTGATTTAGATTTACATATAATGTTTGACATTAAAGAATTAGTTTCAAACGAAGATTATAAAATTTACGAAGAAATTATTAGAAATTTTTTTGAAACTAAGAAAAAAAATTGGGGTCTAACAACAAATGTTAAAATTAAAAATTATGAAGTAGAATTATATGTTCAAGATGTAAATGATAAACTTCTTTCATCAGGTATATACTCCGTCTTAAATAACGAATGGGTAGTTGAACCAATTAAAATGAAAACACCTTATGAAATTGACGAAAAAAAGATATTAGAAAAAAGTCAAGAATTCATACAACAAATTGATAGTTTAATTAAAAACGAAACAACTAACGATAAAAAATTAAAAGAGATAGAAAGGATAAAAAAGAAATTAAAAAAATTTAGACAAAGTGGTTTAGAACGTGGAGGTGAATATTCATATGAAAACTTAACATTTAAACTTTTAAGGAGAAATGGATACATTGAAAAATTAATGACCATTAAAACAAAAATTCTCGATAAAGAATTATCTATCACAGAATAATAAACATTATTTTTTCTTTTTATACATATATTTATAGTATATTAAGAATAAAAAATTTATAATATTAAAAATATGGCAGACTTAAAACCATTAGGAAGTGAAAAACTACAAGGAGATGAAAAATTAAAACGAATCCTTGAGTTAACTTATTACGGAAATAAACCAAAATTACCTGTTCAAAACAATTCTGATTACATTACTGAATCATATAATGGTACATATGGTATCGTTAGAGAAAAAGATGGGTACTATGTGAAAAAAGGATTAAATGAAAGTTCATTAGATTATATTGGAGGTTTGTTCATGAAGAACAAGAACAGATTTTCATCATATGCTGAAGCACTAAAAAGATTAAATTTACTTAGTGGAGAACAAATAAATGAAGCCACAAAATATGTTTTAAAACAAAATTCGGCGGAATCAACACCACCTATGCCAGCAGAAATGCCAGTAGAAATGCCAGCAGAAATACCAGCAGAAATGCCAGCAGAAATGCCATCAGAAATGCCAGCAGAAATGCCTGATGGTGAAATGCCAGGTGATGAAATACCGTCAGAAGAACCTGATGGTGAAACAGAATCTAACGACAAACCTTCTGATTACATGTCTGAAGTACAAAAATTTGCAGGAAAATTAGGGCAAGAATTAAGAGACCAAAAATCAAAAATGGAAAGCGACGATATTAAGTACGTTTTAAATATGATTATATCTGCAGTAAATTTAGATAAATTAGAAGATGATGATATCGAAGAAATTGGTAAGAAATTCGACAGAGATGAAGAACCTGAAATGCCAGAGGAAGAACCTGAAATGCCAGAGGAAGAACCTGAAATGCCAGAGGAAGAACCTGAAGATGAAGATTTAAGTGAAGTTATGGGTAAGTTAGATAGATTTATTAATACACCAGTTCAAACAGATGAAATCGATTTAAGTAAATACGCAGACCTTGATGAAGAAGATGTTGAACCATCATCAAATCAATACCAAGAAAAACCAAAATATAGTGGTTTTGTTGGAACTAATCCAATGAAAAATAATTCAAATGATGAAGATGATATTCAAGAGTTAGATTTGGATGAAATAAAAAAAGAAATAAATAATAGTATAAATACAACATTAGGGAAATATTTTAAATAATGAGATTAATATATATTAATGAAATTGGGTTAGATTATAAAGGACAGAAACAATATGAATTTATATTCAGTGAAAATGAAGAAATTGAAATGGAAGAATGGTTCGATATACCTGCATCATCTACCAGTTCAATAAAATCTCCTGATATTGAATATATTGATACTATTGGATTATTAAAAGACTCTGATATAATTTTAGAATTAATACAAAATTCAGATTATTTTGGTGTGATAGATTCAGTTGATGGTATTGTCGCTATGGGTTGGGAAAAATTAAATTTAGATTCAGAAAATGATAGATTATTTTTTAGATTTGGTGAATCAATCGACTCTATAACAAAAAAATTAAAAACTAGAGGATATAATTTAGAAAATAAAAATATAAAATTAGAAACATTATGAAAAGAATACATATTATAAAGAAACTTTTATCTGAAGGTTTCACAGAAAGAACATTATCTATGTTAGATGATAAACAACTCTTATCTTTAAATAAGATTATGGTTAATGAGCAAGTGGGAAGTGTGATAGCATCAAAAAAAACACCAATTCCTGATATTAAAAATTTAACAAAAGGTGGACTTAATGTTGAATTAAGAGAAAAAGACCATCATGAAGAAGAAGAGGAAGAAGTTTACGAATCAAGAAGAAAAAGAGGTTTAAAAAATAGGTCATCTAGAATGGTTGGAAAATTAGTTGAAAATAAATACTTCCATAATTTTACATCAAAAGGTGATATTGTAAAATTAATTAAAAGTAAATTAAATGAAAGTTCTGAAGAAGAGTTACCTGATTTTTTAACTTCAAGAGCAATTAAAAATAGTAGAAGAAAAAGTAGTCAAGTAGAAGAAGATACTAAAACAAAACCGACTACAAAACCAAAGGAAGAAAAAAAAGTAAGAAAAAATCCATTTAATCCTGGTCCAAAACCTAAAACTGGACCACAAGCCGAAGGGTTAAAAAGAAAAAGTAGTCAAGTAGAAGAAGATACTAAAACAAAACCAACTACAAAACCAAAGGAAGAAAAAAAAGTAAGAAAAAATCCATTTAATCCTGGTCCAAAACCTAAAACTGGACCACAAGCTAAAAAAAGGTAAAAATTAAAAAAAAATGAAATTCCTAAAAAAAGATATATTAAATTTAATTGAACAAACATTATTAGAAATGCCAATGACTTTTCCTCAAACAATAAGTGTAAGGAGACCAAATCCAGATTTTGATCCAAATCAAGAAGAAAGTGATAGGAATCCTAAGTTTATTGAAATTGATGAACCTTTTACAGAAAGACCTGAAGGAGGTATCCAATCAAAGTTAGCATCTCAAGATACACCACTTAAAAAAGTACCGATGCCAAGAGGTACTGTAAATCAAAATTTTCAAGAGTTATTGGCGTCTGAAACTTATGAGGATGTGATTAGACGTGTAAAACAAACTACTGGTTCAAATTCAAGAAATTTAACTGGACAAATGTTTGAAGCTATGTCACAAATTGATGAATTTGAAAAAAATCATAAAAAAGAATTAGAAAAATTAGCTGCTGATACTGTTTTTGACCTTTATAAAATACCTAAAAATTCGGTTAATATATTTGTAAAATTAGTTTCATATTCAGATAGACAACGAGGACAAAAAATTCAAACTGACGATTTTTTACATAAAATGGATAATGAAAATCCAGAAAGCCCTGATATTGATGATGAAGTATCTAACTACATTGATATCGATGATGAAGATATTGAAGTAGAGGAAGATTATGTAGATAAATTAGAAAATTTTAATTTAGAAAGAGCTAAAAGGAGATTAATAAATGCAATGACACAAGGTTCTGCTCATTCAGCGTATAATCTCTATTCTTTTGTTGCAAATAAAATTAAGAATATAGTTGGCCCAACTTATAATGGAAAAGATGTAATGGAAATTTACGCTCTTATGATGGCAGTAAATGATAGTAATTATTGGCATTTTAGTGATAATATGATAATAAGTGCTCAACAATCAATAGCGGGAAAAGCTGATGTTAAATTTCCTGATTATCCAGATGATGATGAAGAATATGGTGGAGACAATGATGAAGACGATGATGATGGTAATGAAAACCAAAATCAAAGAGATACATTAGGAAACCCTGTTGATTTATCAAAACCACAAGTATATATACATGGTATGAATTTCCCTGTTCTATTTCATGAAGTAATTAAAGGAATGGAAAAGGTTAAAGCAGGTGCTGGTTTAACATTTAAAGGTTATGACAATAAAAATCGTAAACATAAGAATTTTGTTGATATGGTTACAAAATATGAAGATGTTATCGAATACGAAATGTGGGATTTACGTTTAGGTCCAGCAATATGGCAAAAATTTAGAATGGCTAATCCTAGTAGAGTGATAAATCCAGAAGAAAAAATTGAATTACAATCATTTGTACAAATCTATATTTATGAGTTACCTGCACGTAAATTTTTAGCATTAATGAAAGAAATTATGGAAGGTACTAATAGATCCAAATCAATTGTATCTTCATTAGTTACGGCAATCGAACAAATGTTAGAAGAAGAAGATTATGAAGACGCGTTGTCAGAATACAATAGTGAAGTAGATGACATTGCGGATGAGATTTCAGACGATGAACTTAAAGACTTTTTAGGTGGTATTCCAGGAATTGGATTATCAGACGATGATGACGATGATGATGATGATTTTTTCAGATAAATAAAAAAAGGTGATTAATTTCACCTTTTTTTATATTTATATATATGGATCAAAAATTAATACAATTAAAAGAATATGTACGTATAGTAAAAGATGCACCATATGCATTAAAAACATATTTAACAACTTACGATAATACTCAAAAAAAATATGTCCCATTAGATTTATTTCCTGACCAAATTCAGTTAATAAAAGATTATGAAACATATAATGAAAATATCACAAAAAAATATAGACAAGCAGGTGTAACAACCGTTACCGCAGCTTGGATATCTAGAAGATTACAAATAGCTAAGCCAGAAAATCCGGAAAGGGTATTGATTATTGCAAATAAAAGAGATACCGCAATAGAAATGGCAAACAAAATTCGTCATTTTATTGACCAATGGCCCGAATGGATTAATGTTGGATTTTCTGTTGATAAAAACTCAGAAAGTAGATTTAGATTAAATAATGGTTGTGAAGTTAAAGCGGTAGCAACATCAGCGGATGCGTTACGTGGTTACACTCCAACAATTTTGATTTTTGATGAGGCAGCGTATATTGAAGCAGGTGAAGATTTTTGGGCAGCATCTATGGCGTCTTTGTCAACAGGAGGAAAAATTATTCTAATTTCAACACCAAACGGGTTTGACCCGATATATCATGGTGTATATGATCAATCTATTCGTGGAATGAATGACTTCCATATAACGGATTTAAGGTGGTTTAAAGACCCCAGATACTCTAAGGATTTAAGATGGGTTAAATGTATTGATATATGTCATTACATGTTAAATAGAGAAGAATATAATGATGATGAAATAATTTTATATGATTTTGAACCAGAAAAATATAATGAATATCTTGAAATGGGTTATAAACCATTTTCTTCATGGTTTGAATCTATGTCTAAAAAATTTAAATACGATAGACGTAAAATTTCACAGGAACTTGAAGCCGATTTTTTAGGTTCTGGTGACGGTGTTATTCCTGGAAGTGTACAACAAGACATATCAAAAAATTGTATAAGAGAACCCAAAGAAAAATATATGCAAGGTACTTTTTGGCAATGGAAAGAACCTGTTCAAGGTCATAGATATTTGATGGGTGTGGACGTTAGTCGTGGAGATAGTGAAGATTATTCGTCAATTAATATTATTGATTTCGATGAAAGAGAACAAGTTGCAGAATACATTGGTAAAATGCCGCCAGATGATTTGGCTACAGTTTGTTATAAATGGGGTATTTTATATGAAGCGTTTATTGTTATTGATATAACAGGTGGTATGGGTATTGCAACATCAAGGAAATTACAAGAAATGAATTATAAGAATTTATATATTGATGGTGTCAACACTCAAAATATATGGGAATATAATCGTAAAGCGTTAGATAAAATTCCAGGATTAAATTTTAATAATAAAAGAACACAAATAGTATCTGCGTTTGAAGAACAATTAAGAAAAGGATTTAATGTTAGGTCATCAAGACTTTTAAACGAATTAAGTACGTTTGTATATATTAATGGTAGACCAGATCATATGAAAGGTTATCATGATGATTCAATTATGAGTTTATCAATGGCCCTGTACGCAGCTGACATGTGTTTTAATCAATTAGAAAAAAACCAAAACGCAAGTAAAGCAATGTTAGAATCTTGGACAATTTCAGAAAGAACATATGAAACAAAAAAATCATTCTATTCTTATGGTGTTGCATTCGATTCTATTGGTGCCATGAACATGGGTGATCCTGAAAATAATTATTTTATAAATACACCAAATAAAGACCACTATAAAGAATATTCTTGGTTATTTTCAAAAAGAAAAAAATAAGATTGTTCATAATTATCAAATAATTAACTATATTTAATTAAAAGTATTTACATATATGGCAGATAGTAATTTAACAGTATTTCAAAGATTAACACAAATGTTTGGTTTTCCTGGAAAATTGAGACCAGAAGAAGCTCCGTCATTTAATTTTTCTAAAGATGAAATACTAAAAACAAATAGTAGAGAGGAGTACGAAAAAGCCGCATTACAAGCACAACAAAATCAATATATTGCCGATAAATGGACTAAATTAGATCAATCATTATATAATCAGTCGGTTTATTATGAACCTAATAGATTGTCAGCCTATTATGATTATGAAAGTATGGAATTTACTCCAGAAATATCGGCAGCCTTAGATATATATGCTGAAGAATCCACAACACTTTCTGAAAAAGGTGAAATTTTAACTATTTTTTCAGAATCAACTAGAGTTAAGACAATTTTAGAAGACCTTTTTTTAAATAGATTAGATTTAAACACAAATTTACAAATGTGGACCAGAGGTGTTTGTAAGTATGGTGATAATTTTGTTTACTTAAAAATAGATCCTGAAAAAGGTATTATTGGTTGTCAACAATTACCAAATATTGAAATACAAAGAATTGAAGGGAGAGAATCTAAATCACCGAATCAAAGAACTAATAATATACCAACAAGGGAACTAAGATTTCAATGGACTAATAAAGAGTTAGAATTCCAAGCATGGGAAATGGCACATTTTAGATTGTTGGGTGATGATAGGAAACTTCCATATGGAACCAGTATGTTAGATAAGATTAGAAGAATTTGGAAACAATTACTTCTAGCTGAAGACGCGATGTTAATTTATAGAACAACTAGAGCACCAGAAAGAAGAGTTTTTAAAGTGTTTGTTGGTAATATGGACGATAAGGACATTGAATCTTATGTTCAACGTGTTGCTAATAAATTTAAAAGAGACCAAATAGTTGATTCAAGGAATGGACAAATAGATATGAGATATAATCAAATGGCAGTAGACCAAGATTATTTTATTCCTGTTCGTGACGCTACTCAAACTAACCCAATAGAAACATTACCAGGAGCACAAAATTTAGGTGAGATTGCCGATATCGAATACATTCAAAAGAAAATGTTGGCGGCTCTTCGTATTCCTAAAGCATTTTTAGGATTTGAAGAAGTTGTTGGTGATGGTAAACAATTAGCGTTAATGGATATCCGTTTCGCTAGAACAATTAATAGAATACAAAAATCATTAGTTCAGGAGTTAAATAAAATAGCTTTAATGCATCTTTATCTTCTTGGAATGGAAGATGAATTAGATAATTTTACTCTTTCTTTGACAAATCCATCAGCACAATCTGATTTATTAAGAATAGAACAATGGAAAGAAAAAATCTTACTATATAAAGATGCAACATCAGATAATTCACAATTAGGTATTTTACCTGTTTCACATACTTGGGCTAAGAAAAATATTTTAGGTATGAGTGACAATGAAGTTTTACTTGATTTACAACAACAAAGGTTAGAAAGAGCAATGGGTATTGAATTACAAAACACTCAAAATGTAATTAAACGTTCAGGTGTTTTCGATGATGTTGATTCAAAATATGGTATTTCTAAAGAGGAAAGGGATAAGTTAGAAAAATCACAAAATGCAGATGCTGGCGCTGGCGGTGAAATGGGTGGTATGGATATGGGAGGTTCTTCAACACCACCATCTACTGAAACTTCAGCACCATTAGCCGAATCAACAAAGAGGAGAAATTTATTAAATATGTTAGGTGAAGGTGATGAATTAAGTGAATTATTTGACATCAATAAGGCACAAAAGAATATTTATGAAATAGAAAATAAACTAAAAAATATTTTAAATGAAGAATAATATGACAAAATTTGGTGAATTAAAAACAAAAGTATTGGTTAAATTAACCGAAGCTTACAATTCAGGTAATAAGAAAGAATTAAAAGACTTAATAAAAAAATTAAAGTCTAATAAAAATTTGGTTGAAGTTTATAAATTTTATGAAGATATGGAAACAACACATATTGTACAAAAAGATAATGCAAGATTATTTGTTGAAACTTTGGAACCTCATTTCATTCAAAAAATGAAAACAATAAATACGGATTGTAAAAAATTAGATAAAATTTTAAAAGATGTAGTTATTGAAAAGAACGAATTGTACGAATGGTTAGATACATTATCTGAAGAACATAATATTAATAATATTAATACTAAATTTGAATCTAAAGAAAAATTTATTAATTTCTTAATGAAAGAAAAAGAAATTAAAAAAGATGGACTTTCAAATGTTCAGATTGAAAATTTTTCATTACTAAACAATGTATTAGTAAGTAACTTTAATATAAAATACGGTGATTTTTTAAATGAAGACCAAAAGAAAAAATTTAAAGATATTATGTCAATGAATGAAGAAACATTAATTAATGAAACAAGTCATTTGAAATTTGAATTAAATAGTAGAATAGAAAATATCTTAAATGAGTCAAATGATAATTCGTTAATAGAAAAACTTAGTAACGTTAAAAAACAAATAAATGAAAAAGAATTATCAAAATATAATTACTTTAAATTACTAGAACTTAAAGAAGGTTTACTTTAAAATATCTTAATACTTTATATGTAAAAACCTTAGACAAAATAGTCTAAGGTTTTTTTATTGTTATAAATTTTGATTTTTTAAATTTATTATGTATATTTTAAATACACACCATAAAAAATAGACATGAATATTATTTAATGAAAAAAGGAAAATTTATTAACGTAAACACACATAACAATGTTAAGATAGGTTATGGAACAGTAGATTACAAAAACTTAAAAACAATTTATATCAAGTTAAATTCTTGGACACAACCTACTGAAGAAAACAATAATTTTCAAAAAATTATATCAAAAATAAGTAAAGTAATTAAACACCACATTTTTAATTTAAATTGTGTTTATTTTAAACAAGAATCTATTGTTGATTTAGACATTAAAACAAGTAGTATAAAAACAAATAAAAGGTCATTTATGGATTTAGAAATAACCTTATATGTGGATAAAAAATTTGAATTAAAGTCAAAAGAAATTAAACAATTAATTATTAATTTATCACAATATATTATCGACGATATATTAACCAATGAAATTCTTTTTAATTTTCATAATAAAAAGAAATAATTTAATATTTATATATAATAAATTTCTGTGAACTATTTATTAAATATGGAAAAAGAATATACATTTAAAGACGGAAGGAAACTTTTAATTGAATACGATGCGGGTCATGTTTCCCCAAATGATAATAAAAAGATTATATCTGAAATGAAAGATACCAATTTTTTTGAAGATGTGGTATTACATGCTGTTTTACAAAAGTTTGATACACCAAATAAAAATGGTCGTATTTATCCTGAAACATTATTAAAAAGAGAAAACGAAAAGTATCAAAATATAATTAGGAAAGGTGGTGCGTTAAATGAATTAAACCACCCTTCATCAAGTTTAATAGATTTAGATAGAGTTTCTCATTCGATAACTGAAACATGGTGGGATGGTAAAATTTTAATGGGGAAAATTAAACTGTTCACATCACCAGGATGGAGAAAAATGGGAATAGTTAGTACTAAGGGAGACCAAGCTGCTATGCTTTTAATGAATGGAGCAACATTAGGTATCTCATCAAGAGGTGTTGGTTCTTTAAAAAATATAAAAGGACAAAATATTGTTCAAGATGATTTTGAATTAGTTTGTTTTGATTTAGTGTCATCACCATCAACACCTGGTGCATATATATTTAAAAATTTGGATGATAGAAATAATTATGAGGAATCAACTGAGGAAAAACCACAGTCTATAGATAAGATGAAAAATTTAATGAATAAATTAGATAATTTCTTGTATAAATAAAAAAATTTATTCATGTTTTTGTTACTAAAAACCAGTTTTTTTTATAGAAACTGGTTTTTTTTATAATATTAAGATATTTATATAAAAAATAAATTTCCAAATGAACGAAAAATCAATTTTAGAACAAGCATTGCTTCAAGTTCAAACACTTGAAGAGGCCGTAAAAACAAACGCAAAAGGTATACTTGCTTCTACTATGAAACAAGAACTAAATGATTTGTTGAAAGAATCTTTGGAAGAAGAGGACGATGTTTACGAACAGGCTCCTAAGAAAGGAAAAAAAGATGTACCTGATGAAGGTGATGAAGACCTTGATAATGAAGAAATGGATGATGAAGATTCAGAAATGGATGATGAAGAATTAGACATGGACGATGAAGAATCAGAAATGGATGATGAAGATTCAGAAATGGATGATGAAGAATTAGACATGGATGATGAAGAATCAGATTTCGATAGTTTAAATATGGGTGACGACCAACCTGATATGGGTGGGTTTGATTCACAAGACAGTGAAGTTTTTAACGCAACAGACGCAAGTCCTGAAGAAGTTTTAAGAATTTTTAAAGCAATGAAACCTGAAGATGGGTTTATCGTTAAAAAAGACGATGGTCAAATCGAATTTAAAGATGGTGATAATGAATATATCATTAAATTAGACGAATCAGAAATGGACGAATATCCAATGGACGAAGAAGATGAAGATTCATTCTTTGGTGACGAAGATATGTCAATGGACGAAGAAGATGAAGATTCATTCTTTGGTGACGAAGATATGTCAATGGACGAAGAAGATGATTTTGATGATGCAATTAAAAGTCATATGAATGACGATGACGAAGTGGTATATGAAATAGACCTTGATGGTGAACCTGAAGAAGAAATGGGTGAAGCTGCCAGAACTAAATGGAATATACACGGAGACAAAGGTGGTGCTGACAGAGCAGGAATAAAAGGTAAGAAATTATTTGCATCAGGTGCAATTAATGAAGAAGTAACGAAACTAAAAAAACAGAATACAGAATATAGAAAAGCATTAATTCTTTTTAAAGATAAACTTAATGAAGTTGCTGTATTCAATGCTAATTTAGCTTACGCTACACGTTTATTTACTGAACATTCTACCACAAAAAAAGAAAAAATAAACATTTTAAAGAAATTTGATTCGGTTTCAACATTAAAAGAATCAAAGAATCTTTACAATAATCTTAAAAATGATTTAGATACAAAAAAACCTGTATCTGAATCTGTGGTTGAAAAACTAAGGACAAGTCCGAGTACTTCTTCCTCAACTCAGGTTCTTTCTGAATCGAAAGCTTATGAAAATCCTCAGTTTAGAAGAATGAAAGACTTAATGTCAAAATTAAAATAAAAAATTAAAATTAAAAAATTAAAAATGGGAGCATTATTAGAATCTGGTATGGTTGGTAACATTGGTTTAAAACACCTACGTGTTATCAAAGAAGATACCATTAAAAAATGGAACGACCTCGGTTTCCTAGAAGGACTTGACGGTCACCAAAAAGATAACGTAGCACAATTATATGAAAACCAAGCAAGTTATTTAATTAACGAAGCTGCGGTTTCTGACGCAAGTGGTTCATTTGAAACAGTTGTATTCCCTATCATTCGTAGGGTGTTTTCTAAATTGTTAGCTAACGATATCGTGTCTGTACAAGCGATGAATTTACCTATTGGTAAATTGTTCTTCTTTGTACCTAAAATTCAAGATACTAAAGCAGCACCTTTCGGTTATCCAAGTAACGAAACTGACCCTGCTGCTGGTTACACTTCTACAAGAAGTCTTTATGACCGTTTTTATGAAGAGAGTGACTCAGCTGACCAAGGTCTTTTTGATTATTCAAGAGGAACCGCAACTGTTACAACTACCACACCATTTGCATTTGTTACTTTTAGTGGTGGTGTACCATCAGAAACTACAACCGCTTTAAGTGGTGCGTCAGTATCTAATGCAATTGTTGTTGTAAGTGGTTTTACAAAGGCTGGACAAGGTAAATTAGTTGGTGCCGATGGAAACGTTATGGATACCGAGGAATTTTTAGCTTCATTATCTGTTGAAATTACTGGAAATACCACAGGTAATAATGGTGTTAAAAACTTTAATGTTGTAACACAAAAATATGGTAAAGGTCTTATTGAATACGGTCAAAAATCTGGATCGAATCTTGAAAAATATAATGATATTTGTGATGAAGAAGGAAAAATCTATTTAAGTGTAGATCTAGAAACTTATGACGCAACTACAGGATTTGCAGGTTCTGATTTTAGTTCTAACGACTTAGCAATTGCTAATTTTAAGATTACTTATAAAACATATGCATCTTTAGAATTTGAAGAAGAAATTGGTGAAGTATCATTTGACCTTCAGTCTGTAACTGTATCAGTTACTGAAAGAAAGTTAAGGGCTAGCTGGTCTCCTGAACTTGCTCAAGACGTATCTGCATTCCATAATATCGATGCTGAGGCAGAATTAACGGCTTTATTGTCTGAACAAATTGCTGCAGAAATCGACCGTGAAATTCTTCGTGATATCCGTAAGGGTGCTGCATGGAGAAGCAAGTGGGATTATAATGAATGGAGATATGGTGCAACTGGTAATACACCATTCTTGGGTTATACTCAAAAAGATTGGAACCAAACATTGGTAACCAAAATTAACCAAATTTCAGCACAAATCCACAAGACAACTCTTCGTGGTGGAGCTAACTGGGTTGTAGTATCTTCTGAAGTATCTGCAGTATTTGATGATTTGGAATATTTCCACGTATCAAACGCACATCCTGAGCAAGACCAATACAACATGGGTATTGAGAAAATTGGTTCATTAGCTGGTCGTTACCAAGTATTCCGTGACCCATATTTACCAGCAGGTAAAATTATGATTGGTCATAAAGGAAAATCATTATTGGACGCAGGTTATATTTACGCACCTTACGTACCATTACAGTTGACTCCAACTATGTATAACCCATTTAACTTTACCCCAATTAAGGGTATTATGACTCGTTACGCAAAGAAAATGGTTAATAACCGTTACTATGGTGTAATTGACGTATTTGGTTTGACTACATTTGGAACTGAAACATTAAGATAATATTAATTACTCTTAAACATATAAAGGGAATCTCGAAAGGGATTCCCTTTTTTTATTAATTTTAATTATTATATTTGCATTAAAAAAAATGGAAGACCAAAGTAAAATCATAAAACCAGTAACTTACGAAAAAGTTGATAATGAAAAATTCATTATTGGAATTTCATTAAACGATACCAAAAGTTTTACTGAAATAGGTAAATTAGTAGAAAAAGGTATTGCCCAAAATATTGGTTTATACCAAAACAACAAACTACATTATATATCCAAACAAAAATTATCATGAACTGGACCGAATATTTTTTAAACATTGCAGAACAGATAAAATTGAAGTCTAAAGACGAATCAACACAAATAGGTGCTATTATTGTTGGTATGGATAATGAAGTCTTATCGACAGGATATAACTCATTTCCGAGGGGTTTAGACGACACCATAAAAGAAAGACAGGAAAGACCTGAAAAATACTTTTGGATGATTCATGCTGAGGCAAATTCAATTGTTAACGCAGCTAGAATTGGTGTTTCATTAAAAAACTCAAAAATATATTTGACTTGTGGTGTTCCATGTTCAGATTGTGCTAAATTAATAATTAATAGTGGTATTGTGGAAGTTTTTTGTAAAAATATCGAAGATGATGTTAAAGGAAATCATTGGATTGAATCCAAAAAGAAAACATTAGAAATGTTTAAAGAATGTAATATAAAATTAAATTTTTATTAAAATTGAGTATATTTATATAGTATGAAACCATTTTATGAAATTAATGAGAAATATTTTGAGGATATAGATAATGAAGAAAAATCGTATTTTTTAGGTATTATTTTTGCCGATGGATATTTAAATGAGAAAAGAAATTATATGTCATTAACACTACAGTATAATGATATTGATATTTTAGAAAAATTAAAAACTTCTATTAATACTAATAAACCATTACAATTAATAAAAAGAAAAGAAAAAAACACTAAAAATCAATATCGATTATTAATAACAAGAAAAAAAATAGTAAATGATTTAAAAAAATTGGGAGTCAATCAAAATAAAAGTTTAACCGCAACCCCAAATAAACTTGATAAAATAAACAATAATCTATTAATACATTTTTTAAGGGGATATTATGATGGTGATGGATCAATTACATTTTATAAAACAAGAAATACATTTAATTCTACAATAAATATTTGTTGTACAATTGAATTTTTTAATTTTTTTAGTGATTTTATTTATAATAATTTAAAGATTAAATGTAACTTATCAAAAAGGTATAAAGATGAAAAAAATATATTTGATTTAAGGATTTGTGGTAATAGGAATGTAAATAAATTTTTAGATTTTTTATATAAAGACTCATCAATATATCTAAAAAGAAAATGGGAAAAATATAATGAATTTAAAAAAATGATTGATACATTAAATAAAAGTTTAGGTGATAGTGTTTCGATAAATATTGAAAATCAACACGAAAGTTTACATTTTGAATCTTTCAAATCTGCCTCTAATTATTTTAAAATACCATTAACAACTTTTAAAAGAAAAATAATATCCAATTCTAACTATTTAGGATATAATTGGAATATTGAACGTAGTTAACTGTCATTTGAGTACCCTGTATGGACTGTGCTCGAGCCATTGTAAATGTGGGGATACAAGTCGTTTGGTGTAAAAAAGAATGTACAACAAAGAATAAAGAGAAATGGGAAGAATCTCAAGAAAAAAGTATGAAGTTATTTAATGAATGTAATGTGATAGTATATTTTTATTAAAAATATTTATTTCATTATCTCTTTAATCCTTTTTATCTCATTTAACATTGATTGGTAATTGTCTGGTATTAATGGGGTATCTATATTATAACTTGTTATTACATCATTTATTAATTTATAATCAATACCTTTTTGTAATAATAATTTCTTTATTAATTCTTTATCTTTTGAATATGTAAGTAAATTATTTATATCGATTTTACTTAATTTAATTTCTTTTGTTTGAATTATTTTTACTTCAATGTTTTCAGAAGTATATTGAAGTAAAATTTTTATTTCTTGTGACCACAATTTTTCACCTTTTACATCAATAATTTTTGTTGCAATAAGGTCTTTATTACGTGAATAATGAATTAATTCATGTATATCATTATAATCCAAATCTTCACCTTTTACTTCAATAATTTTTATTGCGATATTATCTATACTTTTTGATCGTTTAACTAAATGATATATATCATAATGACTCAATTTTTCACCTTTCACATCAATAATTTTTGTTGCAATAAGGTCATTATCATTTGAACTATAAAGTAAATAATTTATTTCATTTTGAAGTAATTCTTTACCTTTTTTTTCAATAGATTTTATTCTTTCATCATCAGTTAAAAATTTAAATTCCCAACCGTCATAACCTGCAACCCTTCTCATTCTAAGATAAGACTTCTTTAACACTGGTGTTAAACGGTCATATTGTTTTTCTGGTATTTGTGTACCGGTATTCACATATCTACTTAATACTTCTGAATGTTTCATATCATTATCTCTTTAATCCTTCTTATTTCTTGTAACATTGATTGGTAATTGTCTGGTATTAATGGGATATCTATATCATCATTAGTTATGACATCATTTATTAATTTATAATCAATACCTTTTTGTAACAATAATTTTTTTATTATTTCTTTATTATGTGACAATTGAAGTAAATAAGATATATCTATTTTTTTATAATTTTCATCTTTTGTGCGAATAATTTTTGTTGCAATATCATCTTTATTAACTGAATATTTAAGTGAATAGAATATTTCGTTACTATCTAATTTTTTACCTTTTGCTTCAATAATTTTTGTTGAGATAAGGTCTTTATTTTGTGAATAATCAAGTAAAAAGTAATAACTGTTACCATCATTATTTAATGTATCACCTTTTGCTTCAATAATTTTTGTGGCAATATCATCTTTATTAACTGAATATTTAAGTAAATCTTCTATTTCTATATGGTCTAACTTTTCACCTTTTTTTTCAATATAATTGATTCTTTGAATATCACTTATCACTTTAAATTCCCAACGAGAATAATTAACGGCAACCCCTCTCATTCTAAGATAAGACTTCTTTAATACTGGTGTTAAACGGTCAAATTGTTTTTCTGGTATTCGTTGTCCAGTATTCACATATCTACTTAATACTTCTGAATGTTTCATATCATTATCTCTTTAATCCTTCTTATTTCTTGTAACATTGATTGGTAATCGTCTGGTATTAATGGGGTATCTATATTATAACTTGTTATTACATCATTTATTAATTTATAATCAACACCATTTTGTAATAACGTTTTCTTTATTAATTCTTTATTTTCTGAACGTTTAATTAATTGGTTTATATCATAATCATTTAATTTTTCACCTTTTGATTCGATAATTTTTATTGCAATTTTATCTTTATTATCCGAGTGTTCAAGTAAATGGTGTATATCAAAATCATTCAATTTTTCACCTTTTACATCAATAATTTTTAAAATAAAAGGTATGATATAATATTCATTATCTTTTAAAATAGTAACTAATTTTACTATATCATAAACATTCAATTTTTCACCTTTTACATCAATAATTTTTTTCGCAATAACGTCTTTATTAATTGAATAATTAAGTAAAAAGTCTACATCGGTATAATTCCATTTTTCACGCTTTACATCAATAATTTTTGTAGCAATATCATCTTTATTCTCTGAATATTTAAGTAAATTATTTATATCGTTATAATTCAAATTTTCACCCTTTACATCAATAATTTTTGTTGCAATAAGGTCTTTATTAATTGAATATTTAAGTAAATCCTTTGCGTCATCTTTTTCTAATTTTACACCTTTTTTTTCAATATAGTTAATTCTTTGATTATCACTTATAAATTCATATTCCCAATCTTTAAAACCGGCAACACTTCTTATTCTAAGATAAGATTTCTTTAATACTGTTGTTAAACGTTCATATTGTTCTTCTGGTATATGTTTTCCTGAATTTACATATCTACTTAATACTTCTGAATGTTTCATATCATTATCTAAATTTAATCTTTACTTACACTCAAGAAATAATCAAATTGTTTATCGGTTAAAGTGTGACCACGGTCAATATATTGACCTAAATAATAATTTTCTAAATCAGATTCAATTTCAATATCAGGTTTTTTATAGTTTGGATTTGATGGGTTATCTAAATTTAAAAGAGTTTCTAACTCACCAATTGGTTGACCAACCAATCTATTTGTATACTTTTCAGTTTCAGTTAATTCAGAATATTCAAATTTATCCGTATCAATACCTTTTGACTTTAAATATTCTAAATATCCATCAACCTCTGATCCATATTCCGCAATGTTACCAGAAGTATTATTTGCATCCGTTAAAGTAATACTTTTTTGTGGTAATAAATTTGTTTGTAAGACAACCATATGTAATGGATCGTTTGGTTTATCCATTTTATTTAAATCTACAATATAATAAAATTTAGCTGATCTAGTATTTCTATAACTATTATACATATTTTGTGATGGTTCAGTTCTACCAATACAAAAAGTATAAGTTTTATTTGTTAAACTGTGTGTATAATTAATACAATCTTTTTTACCTTTAGCTTCATATACATTAATATTATCTCCTTTCATGTATATTGGTAAGTTAGCGGATTTTTCTTCATCATATTTAGTAGTTTCATATTCTGAAGATTTCTCTCTAGATCTATTAAAAATTTGTAATTGACCATGAATAAGTTCGGTAAAAGATAACCAATCATTTGGTGTATATGTTTTTCCAATATCTTCTCCATTAGTACCTTTATACTTAATTGTTAACCCCTTTTTACCAAAATTTTCAGTAGTAATTTTTCTATTATCCATTAATAAATTAAAGTCGTTTATCTCACTAATGATTTGATTAGTGGGTATATTGGAATCATAAAAAAAACACATTATTGGAATATTTTTTTGATTTTGAGACCTATCTCCATTTTTAAAATCATTTACAATATTTTCAATATCATTTTCAGGTATTCCTTTACCTTTAAGGATATTTTTTCCAAGTTCTTCAGTTTGTTTACTTTCTAATAAAGTGATTAGTTTCATAGTTTTTTAATTTTAAGTTTTAAATTATTAGTACCTTTTATTATCCTATGATAAATATTTTTTTGGATAAAAATTGGTTTATTTTTATTTATTGTAATCGGTAATTCATTATCAAATTGAAATAACCAATCAGTATCGTTTTCACATATAACAATTCTATCTTCTTCATCAAAATGCCATTTCAATTCATTCTCATTTAAATCCGATGAAAATGTTCTAATATAAAACCCATTATTTATTTTTTCAGAAAAAGGTAATTCCATAATTTTTTATTTACTACCAAGAATTTGAGCTTTTGATGCCGAGCACCTTCCTATATCTAGATACATTGCAACTCCACCATCCAGCGGTTGTCCTATCTTTCTTTTGGTCACATTTGTGTCTTGCCCTAAATGATTTAGCAGCCGCTTTATTATTATTTCTAACCCTTAAATTAGGGTCACCAAAAGTAACTTTTTTAATGTTACCACCTGGACTTTTAACATAAACAGCAAATTTTTTCGGACCACCTGGTGTTCTAAATGGTTTGTTTAATTTTACTTCTTTACCTCTATGTTTTGCTTCAACTAAATATTCTTCTTCATCTAAAACAAATGGTATATCTAAATAAACTTCATTACCTTCATATATACCTGTTTTACCTATGTCAGTTTTTAAAAGTACTTTATCATCACCAAAAACGTTTAATATGTTTTTATTTACCAATTCTCTAGATTCATTAAATAATTCAAAAAATTTTTCTGAATAAACTCTGTACACATTTTCAATGATTTGTTTTTCATTTTTTAAATGATATTGTAGTCCTTCACTCAGATTTATTTTTGATTCATTTAATACATTTAATGTAGGTGATAAATTTTTTTCACTTATTTCAGGTAATTTCAAATTTATTACTCTATTCTCATCAAATCTAGTCATTGTAGGTAAATTACCTTTACCTACTTTTGGGTCTTTTTTTTCAGCACTTCTTTTTTGAGAAGTCATTGATTTTTTTTCTTTCTTTGAATATGAACCAGCAGTTTTTGGTGTGTCTTTTGATACTTTCTTAGATGGTCTACATTTTGGATATCCTTTATCTTTTGCCTCTTTTCTACCACAAGGAGGATGTTTACCATCTACCTTTTTAGATACGTCCACCCATTTTTCCTTAAACCACCTTCTTAGGTCTTCTTTAATAATTAGACCATTCATAATAGATTCCTCTATGTATTTTAAATCTTCTTCGTTTACTAATATTTTCATATTATTGTTTTTATTTTCAAAAACATGTTCGTTTGAAAACGATAATTTACCGTTTTCATTAATATACAAATCAACAGAACCCATTTCTCTTGACGCGTTAAGGAATTTTTCTTCTCTTTCCTCATCATAGTGACCATCAAAAAAACCAGCACCATGACCATTTCTTGTTAACCATAAATCATGACCAATTGTATCAGGTTCTACATTATCTTCAGTTATTGCAGATTCTATTGTATCCTCACCAACTTTTTTAATAAATTCTTTTATATCTCTGTATGCTTTAATTAATGAATTATCTTCAATGTCTTCTTTTGTAAATGTATCAAACCCTTTTTTATTAATATTTGATGATAAATTTATTATTTTTTCAAGTTCGTCATCATCATTATCACCATATATAAGTTCATCATCAACCCCATATTCATCATTTAATCTTTCTTCTTCAGTCCAAAGAGCAGCGATTATATAACCTTTTAATATTTCGTTTATTATATTTGAATTCATAATATTAATTTATATTTTTATCCTTAATTTACTTTTTTCTCCATCCACCACCTTTTGATTTATATCTTTTAGCTGCAGCACCATTACAATATGCACTTGGACAAACATCATATTTGGTTTTAGCCCAAGCTAAAGACGCCGCCCATAGTTTAGGGTTAGTTGGTTTATTTTTAGACTCATCAATCACTTCATTTTCATTTAAACTAAATGTATCCATGTTTGGTTCTAATCTTGAATCCATTTTAGGTTTTTTATCTGTACTTTCAGTTTCATTCATTAAAAAATCGAAAACTTGGTCAATATTTGTTTTAGCTTCTGAAATATGGTCATCTGCCCAATCATGTCCATTTTGTAAGATTGAATCGACTTCATTCTCATCCATTTTTAATAAAATCTCACATTGTCTATGTATTTGAGAGATATTTTGAAAAAACATATAATTCTCTTCACTATAAGCAGATTCGGATAAATTTTTTAATTGTTTTTTAATAATTGTTTTAATATTTTTCATAATTTTAATATTTTAATTTTTGACTTATTAAATATACCGTATTAATATCTACTTTTAATTCTTCTAAAGTATTTTTAAAATTAATTAAAGAATTAAATATTTTGAGTTGAACGGGATTTTTTTTATTTATTTTTTTTATTATATCATCTAATAAATTTATTACTTTAATAAACACATCAACTAAAGTATTTTTAAAAATTTTTATTAACAATAATAATAATGAATATTTCCATTTTCCTTTTTGTAAAAAAATTGTTGTCTGTTTTATTAAACCTAATTTTTGACCAACTAAAAGAATTTCTTTTGGTGTTTTTTGTAAAACTTGTTTTATTGCCACATTTGAAGTTAAATTAATAACATTACCACCAACAGGAATAAAAGAAGTCGTAAACGTAATAAAAGCTTTAAGAAAAAATGATAATTTTTCTTCATCATTTTTTGCAGAAAAATATCTTAATATATAGGTTAAACCATGTGTAATATCAATACCAGTAGAAATTAAATTACCAATACCAGGAATAACGTCTATAGCCGCTGATACTACATCAACTAAATTATCAGTATTAGAAAAATCATTTTTTTGTACCGGTTTAGTCTGTTCAAATAAAATAAAATTTTCTTTTGATTCAGTTATTTTTTTTAATTCTTTCTTAATAATTATATTAATATTTTTCATAATTTTAAATTTATTTTTCTGAAATTATTTCAAATTTAATATAGTTAGGATAAAAAATTTCCTCAGTATATGTTAACGCTTTAAATTCCATAAAATACTCTCTAGGTATCATAAATGATGTATCTAAATAGAACGAATTTTCATTAGTTGTCATATCTAATTTAGTCCAATCATAAACAATAACGTTAGTTTTACCTTCTTTTATAAATATTCTATAAAAAACGTTTTCAAATAATTGTGATTTAGAAATTTCGATTGATTTAAAATCGATAACAATCTTTTTTAATTCACCTCTTATAATTTTATCATTTTGTTTTATTCCTGAAAATTGTATAATGAAATTTTGTGATTCTGTTGGATTTGACCCAAATGAATAATAACTGGAAAATGGTTTAGGCACGAATTTTTGTGTGACATCTGATATTGACACATCATCAATATTTAAATTTTTCCATTTATCATAAAAAAATCTTTTTCCATCACATAGTTCACCCGTAATACCAAAACTAACTTTATATGTCCCCTTTTTAATCTTAGTTGTTGTTAACCCTGTAAGTCCCGTAATTGGGGTTCCTGAACTATTTAAAATATCAACGATAGGTAATTCATCTAAATCGTAAAAATTACTTCCCTTTGTAACATATAGAAAAAGATTATTTTCTTTTTCTGCAATAAAATTTTGTCGATTATCTTCTATTAAATCATTAAAAACAGATTCTACAAAAGGTTCATAAAATGTTTGTGTGTATTTGGTGAAAAATGAAACAGATTGGTCATATTCATCATTAATATCTTGATATAAGACGGCAAAGGCTAATCCTAATCCATGATTAGTATTACCTGATACAATAATACCATTAACGTAGTCAGTGATGTCTACGTCGATATTTTCGTTACCATTATCAAAATGAATTGTTGTTAATATTGTTGGTGATGTTGAATAGACACCAGGAATTGTCCACTCATTTAACGTTGTTCTATTAAACCAATTTGATGGACGCTCATCGAAAGTATTATTACCATACGTGAAATCATATCCACCATCTTCATAATCAAATCCAATACCCTCATCCCAATTTTCTGAAATTTTAAAAAGTATTAAATCAAATGATGTTGTTCTTTGTTTTCCAGTGTTTCTTTTTTCCCCTATCAATTTAGGATCACCGAATATAGTATTAGTCATTTTTAAATAATGTCTAGTATTAGTATTATTTACTAAATCACCATTTTGAATTTTTGTTATTAAATCGGAAAAATCAACTTTAAATAAATATTTAGAAAATCCTGATCCATAAAAAATATCGGTAGTAGGATTTTTTGCGGTGTTTACACCATAATTTTTTATTATAGTGTTATTTTTTTCAAAATACGAACGGAAATAAGACATATTTTTTATTATATAAATATATCATTAGTTGATTCTAATTGACTTGTTTAATAACTCATTTTCTAATGTGGACATTAAATTATCCAATATAATCCAGTTTTCATCTCCTTTAGATAAAGGTTGATTTATGTTATGGATATGACTATCCATTAAATTTTTAAAAGCCACTAAAACGTTATATAAATTTTCACCCCTAACTGTCGCGTATGTATTAGGGTCAATTTTACTTAAATAATCATCTTGTTCATATTCATAACTATTTAACTTATCAAACTCAATTGTTTTGTTAGTGAAATTAGTGTCAGTAGATACTAAATATATTTTATCAGATGTTATACTACCAAATGTTTGTTCTTTTGATGTATTATCTTTTTTTAAATTTTTTATTTTTTCTGTTTTAAAAATAGGTCTAGATGAGAAAGATGTGTTAGACCAAACTAAACTACTTTGTTGTATATTTTTAGATAATTTAACACCTAATAATAAATTATTTTTAGTGTTTAATTCTGTTGGATTAGATGTTGGTAATGTCCTTAATGAATATGTCGGTCTAAAGAAAAAAGGATAAATATTATTTAAATCTTCAGGACCATCAAATTTTTTATTTATTTCTGAATTAAACAAACCAATAAATCCATTATCTTTTATATTGGTTAATGTTGTCCTTATTTCAGAACATATTTGTATTATTTTACTTTCTAATGTACTCCCACTAAAATCCACTTTACTTAACATATCAACAGTTAATGTTGGTGTACTATTGGTATTGTCGTTATTTAATAAAATATAAGAATTTATAGGTAATTCAGTAAATTCAGTGAAATAATTTGTTTTAAATAATTCACCATAAACATTTGTATTTATTTTATATATATAAAAATTAATAGTATTTGGGTTGGTAATACTATTAATACCATATTCAATAACATATTTTAGATTTACATTTTCATATGTTGTGGTGATTTTTTCTTCTTCAACTAAAACTTTTTTTTCTGAAAATTTTTTTAATTGTAATTTAGCAACTTTCTTAGAAGATAATGGATAATTAAAAAGTTTTTTTCTTTGTTCTTTTGATGAGGATTGTTTAGAAATTAACTTTCCACCCCTTAAAACTAAACCATCTTCAGTTAATAAAATATCAGAACCAAATTTACCTGAAATGGAATAGTCAGTATTTTTAGCTAACATATTTTCACTATCTTTTGGTAATTTACCATTAGATAATACATCAATTTTATCTTTTACTCCTGAACCAAAAGTAGTTGGACTAACTTGTTCTGAATATGTTTGACCATTAAAATCGAATCTTGTGGTAAATGGACCCGCAATATATTCTTGGTTTACTGTTGTTTTTTCTGTATTATACCTTAAAATTTTTACCGCTTGAAAATTCTCAGGAATAAAATTTATATTGTTCGGTAAAAAAGGTAACGCAATGAATGGATCTTCTTCACTCCATGGAGTATATTTTCTATAATTTTCTTTTCCTGAAACATAATCCTCATAATCAATACAACGAATCCTACCCATCGCTTTAGGATCTTCATTATCAATACAAATACCAATATCTATTAATTTCATAAATTTTTTCTTTTCTCAATTTCAGAAATAATTTTAGAATGCATTTCTTCTATTGTGTCCATATGTTTAGTTAGTTCTACAACTATTTCTTTTGTTTTTTCATATTCTTCAAAAAGAATAAATTCACATTCTAATAAATCTTTATTAGGTTTATCTTTTATATCGTTAATAATTTCTATTATCCTATTCTTTTCCATGTTATATTTTTTTACCAACACCAGTAATTACACCTGGAGGTATTACCGCACCACCTAAAGGTCCTGGTAAATACCCACCTTTTAGTACTATTTTTACAAAAGAATTTGTATCCTCCTCTTCAATATGTCCATCAATTATAGATTTTACTATGGTTAATAACTGATTATCTTCACCATATATTGGACCTGTATTAACACCAAGAGAAGACATTTTTTCAACAATACTTAAAAAAGCACGTTCTTTACTATATCCTGAACTTAAATCAGCAGTGAATAATAAAACAGAAGGTATCGATATTGGACCTTTCATATTAATTGCTCCATTAATAGTTTTAAGTATTAATTCAAAAATACTGAAACAATTATCAACATTTGTTTGCTGAACACTCTTTAATAGATTTATTAAAGATGAAACAATAAGGACATATCTTTTATATTTTTCTTTAATTATTTTTTTTACTAATTTAGTTACAAACGCAATTAAATCTATTTTAATGAGTCTCCAAAATTCATTTATGAATAACCAAAATAAATCTTTTACAATATTAAAAATGGCTTTATTAAATTTTTTAATTAAATCTTTAACATTTAAAATAACATTTAGTGACGCCATTTTAAAATATTTGTAAAGAATAATTAAAGGTAAAAACATTTTTGCAGACAATACAGACATTATTAATGCCTTAGGTAAATTAAGTATAAAGTTATTTATTAAATTAGAAAATAAATCGGGTATTTTTAATGAATTATTAGATTGTTCATTAGCATCGGTAGCAACTTTAGTTAAGACATCATCAATAACTTTTTTAGCTTGTTTATTTTTTACTAAATAAACAAAATCTTCCATATGTGTGTCATCAACATCTATTTCAAAATTATAACAATCTTTAAATTTTAAAACCCCTCTATATCTTAAATTTTCATCATCTAAATCAATTCCTTCAACATCATCAAAATCAAAGTAAGATTCGATATCTTCTTCGTTTTCGTCAAACATATCAACGGCGTTTTGATTTTTAAGTTCATCTTTTTTTGTATCTGAACCACAAACAGAAAGTAACTTTTTTAATAACCTATCGACAAGATTTAATGATTTATCAAATTGAATAGTTTTACCACTATTTTGACCCCCCTGAATAGTTAGTAACATTGAGGTTTTTATTATATCATTTATTTCAGGAAACTCTATTGATGAATAATAATCAGATATAAAATCTTGTACTTTTATACCAGAAACATTCCCTTGTGTTAATCCTGAAAATTTATAATGTTGATTGTTTACATCCCAAGTAGTTGTAAATAATGTATTATCGTTATTAGAAATAAAATCATATGTACCTCCACTAAATATGGTATATAATTCTCTATTAACTTTTTGTTTATTTCTTTCTGGTGATTTAGGCTCATAAACAATTTGACCTAATGATGATACCGGATCAACAGTTAAAATGTTTAATAAATCGAATTCTTCAGGTCTTAAGTTTATTGTGTCACCAGTAATAGGTCTGTTTGTACCACAAATTCCATCACCAACAAATAAAGATTCGGACAACCTTTTTATTACTATTTCTTTAGCTGACGCTAAAGCCTTTTCACTTGCACTTATTGCGTGTCTGTTTATTTTTTTTTTGACGTTGTTTTTTTCTGAATTTACAGTAGAACCACTTTGTGATATTTCAGATTGTTTAGTTTTTTTGTCAACACTTAAAAATTGTTCAACAACTTCTAAAATTTCACTGAAAATATCTTTTTTATTTTCTTTTTTTTGGTTTTTTCTTTGTTTTAAACTATCAAGTTTCTTACCGACAAAATCGTTTGTTGATGGTATATTTTTAGGATATTTATTTTCAAATGAATTTGAAAATCCTTTTGGGTCATCATTAATTTTTTTTATACCTTCAATTAATGAAAAAAGAGAATTTTTAGTATTTCTTAATTTACTCATTATAATTTATAAACACCATCGTTTGATTCGTTGTCAGGTTCAGACATTAACTTTTCTAACAAAAGTTTATCATCTTCAGTCAATTGTAATTTACCCATATTAGAATTTGAACCAGATCCTTGAGTTTGTTTTAATAATGCACTTTGAAGTTTAACTAGTGAAATTTTCTTTTCAGTACAATCATTTAAAATTTTTTGTTGTTCTTTTATCACTGGGCCAATAACACTCATATCTTCAGAATCTTTCATAAATGATAACATTTTTTTTGTTATCATTGACGCAGTATTTTTTTGTTCCACAATATCATTGTAAATTTCCTGCATTAAAGCTAATGCAGAATCTGTATTTAGTGATATTAAATTTTTTCTTTCTCTCATAATATGATAAATATATATTATTTTAATTTATGAAATTTAAAATAATTCCTTTATAAAGTTTTTTAAACTTTTTCATACATATCCTTATCTCTTTTGTAGATAATGATGTCATTTCACGTAATGAAAGTAAAATTAAATTTTTATTAAATTTATTTCCATCACCTACTTGAAATATTTTATCAAAATTTGAAAAAATTTCTAAAAGAGCGTAACCTAATTTTTCTTCGTTCTCTGTTAAATCTTCTTTTTCCATAAACTCTTCCATTTTTATGGTGATTTTAACTACAACGTCTTCATAATCAATAAAATTTTCATCAATAACGTAAGAATATTTAAAATTTTCTTCTATATCAGAAGAAATATCTTCATAAGAAACATTTCTATTTGTTTCTTTTGTATCTTTTTGTATCGCACCCATCAAATAATTTTTACATATTGTTCCAAAATAAGAATATGCTTTATGATTTTTTGTGTGGTCGAATTTATTAATCTTTGTAATTAAAAAAGACATAGTATCACTATGTATATCTGAAAAATCTAAATCTTTTCGATATAATTTATAACGTCGAATAATAGATTCGACCATTATAATGAGAGGTTCTTTTAAATATTCATTGAATATCTTATTCTTTTCTATTTCGGATTCGGATTCTAAATATCTCACCACCGCTTTTTCTTGGTCCTCCCCAAAATACACTTTTTGGGTTCTCTTACGGGGCATTATTAATTTTTTACATAATTCAATATATCTCGTTTATTTTTAAAAAAGAATTCTTTTTTTGCCGTATCTAACCAAAATTTAACTTCTTCTTCAGATATTTTTAATTTATCATCATTTTTATATGACCAAAATAATGAATTTTCCCTAAAATTTACATGTTGATATCCTATTTTTGGTATAGTCATAATAGATATACCATTATGTGTTAGTCTTAATAAAAACTCATATCCAAAAGTTAATTTTATATTATCTTTTAATTTACCGTATTCTTTAATAACTGATGTTCTATATAAACCACCACTAATTTGAAAATTTTGATAGTCTAAAAGTGCTTCATTATCCAAAAACCCTTGTTTTTCTGAGAAACCATAAGCCCAAGTTGCTTCGTTTGTGAAACTTAAAAAAGTCCCTTCAACATTAATATCTCTAACAATAGGTAGAAAAACATCTACCGTTGGATTTTCCTTGGTATAGGTATTCATAAACTTTAACCATGATGGTCTATATTCATCATCTATTTCAAGTATTGAAAACCATTCAGTATCACAATTATCTATTCCTAAATTTATTTGACTACAAAAATCAGTTTCACCTTTGTTTATTAATATTTTAGATTCAATTTTATCTGATATAATATTAATATTTGATGTTATATTTTTAGGTCCAACAATAATTAATTTAACATCATTATAAAATTCTTCAACCGATTTAATCGCGTTTTCAAACATTATTTGATAATCATCATTCCATTCATGTATTGGTAAAATAATTGTTATATTTTTCATACTTTTATTTCTTCGTTATTTAATTTTTCTAATGCCTTTTCTATGACTGTTATTCTATTTGTTTTAAAAGATTCGAAAATAACTGTAATATTCTTTTCAGTTATTTCTTTTTCATAAGGTAACAATGTATCCTTCATTTTTTGTTTAACTTCATCTGTTAGTTCAACACCTTCAATCCAAGCCATAACATACTTACCTAAAATTTCAGTAATTTTATTTTCATCATATGTCCACATTCCGTTTTCATCTAACCAATCCGGTTCGTTTTTAGGTATTTTACCAATTACAGGTACACCACATTTCATGGATTCCAATGGAAACGTACCGAAAGTTGAATCATCATCTACCCAAACAGAAACAAAAGAATCTTTTAACGCGTCTGAAAATTCTTCATATGTTAATTGATTCATATCTTTAAAATTTATCCATCTTAATTGTGGGTATTTTAAATAAAATTCTGATATAATTTTTTTATTGATTGATCTATCTCTACAAGAAATAGAAATAGTCGGATTAGGTGTTTTTTCATTTGGTTTAAAGTTTTCTCCGATTATTGGTGGAATAATAAATACATTAACATCTTTAAAATATTCCATTATATATTTTTTAGTAGATTCTGTTGTAGTGATTATTTTATCAAAACCAAAATTAATCCATCTACTACCAATTGGTAATGTTTCGTAAATATATTCTTTTTGTTGTACTAACATAATTTTAGTACATTTAATATTAGAAAGGTTTTCTAATATGTTAGAATAATATTCTGGAACAACAACAATATCTTCTATTTTTATTTCAACTTTATCATCTTTAATCGTTAAAACATCTAATGAATCATAATCATTTCCTAACCATGATTGTACTCCTTGATATGTTTTATCTTCAACTAATATTTTAACATTATATCCATTGTTCTTTAATGTTAATGCAACGTCATAAATATATTTAACTGATGCTCTAGGATTATTCTTAGTATCATAAGTTAAAAAATAAATAACATGTTCGTTAGAGATTAAATTATGTAACGAATTTTCTAATTTTTCAATATTTTCTTTATTCATATTCATCTTCTTCTAATAATATTTTATTTTTTATTAGTGTGTTAAACGCAATTTTAAAAGAAACTGAAACTTCGTTTTGTGAGAAAGGGACGATTTGTTCGTCCATTTCAATATATTCATTTAAAATACGTTCTAAACACATTTTAATTGTTTCGTATTTAAAAATGTTTATTTCGAAAGTTTCAGTTTCTCCTTCTTCTTTTTCTTTTTTTATTGGATCTTGGATTTGACATTTTGAAGTAATCCCATCAATGTCGATGTAATAGTTTTTTCCGAATATTTCAAGCATTCTTTATTTATTTGAGATAATTTATTAATTTCTGTTGAATTTGTAAAGTGATTATTATATGGTGTATTAAATTTAATTACTTTTTTATTCTTAGGACAAGAATTAATTATTTCTTTATTATCTGTTATCCATAAATCACATTCATTCCATAATTTCTTTATTTTATCTAAAGAAACAAATCTAATAGAATCACACATAACACCGTTCTTAGATAAGAAGAAAAGAGTCGCTGGTTTTCCTTTACCTTTTTCGGTATGACCTACTAATGTTACATTAATATGTGGATTTTCAAAAATCAAAGAATTTAATTCTGTACAAGATTGATGGTAACTTAAACCTGCGTGTCCATAAATTTCTATAGGAAAATCAAAATATGTAAATTTTATAAATTCATCATATGACTGAAATTTGTACGAATTAAAAAGATTATCATTATATATTGGTTCATTTATACCATATTCAAAAGTTTCTTCTGAAGGTGACTCAGTATTAAAAAAATAATCTTTGTAGTGATAATCAAATTTTTGGATAGTGTTCCTTAAAACACCATCGATACTTATAAATAATTCCATAATAAAATATAATAAAAAAATTTAAATAAATAAAGTTTTAATCATACCTTTTTAATATTTCGCCAATTATAGGATTACGAACAATATCTTTTGTATCAAATTCAAAAAAACCAACATTTTTTATATTTTCTAATCTCACCTTAGCATCATATAATCCTGTTTTTGTTTTATCTTTAAATTTGTCTGATTGTTCTAAATCACCTGAAATAAAAAACTTTGAATTATATCCTATTCTTGTTAGTAAAAGTTTCATTTGTGAAGGTGTTGTATTTTGTGCTTCTTCAAATATAAGAATCGTATTATCAACATTCCATCCTCTCATGAAAGCTAAAGCGGCTACTTCAATAAAACCTTCTTGTTTTAATTTTTCTCTACATTCTTTACCAATAATTTTATTCAATAAATAATAAGATGGATAAATATATGGGTCAAGTTTTTCTTCTAAATTACCTGGTAATGACCCTAACTTTTCTTCTGCTTCTACTGCTGGTCTTACTATAATAATTTTTTCATACTTATTTTTATCATCCCATAATAATGTCACTGCTTTTTTCATTGCAATATATGACTTACCTACACCGGCAGGTCCAAAACATAAGGTAATTTCATTTTCACCTAAAATTTTCCAATATTCTTCTTGATTTGTTGTTAAAAATTTTTCTTTAGGTTCTTTTATTATTTGCCTAATTCTTTCTTTCTTAGGTGTTTTATTTTCAGTATTATTTTCTGAATTTAAATTTGATTTTCTCAATTTATTTTATTTTATTTTATTTAATTTAATTATGAACCAGATGAACCAAATCCACCTTCGCCTCTTTCAGTTATTGTTAATTCATCAGATTCAACAAAATTTATTTTTGGATATGGTATAATCATAATTTGTCCTACCCTATCACCAACATTATAAATTGTTGTTTTATTATTAACTTTATTGAAAGTTAATTGAATTTCTCCTCTGTATCCACTATCAATAACACCAACAGAATTAGTTAATTCTAAATCATATTTCCGAATAGATGATCTAGGAAAAACTAAACCAACATAGTCTTTGGGTATCTCTAAAGAGATACCCGTACCATATGTGACTTGGTCTATAGTGTTAGACATTATTGTTGTTGACGTTAAGTCCATCCCAGCATCCCCGTCTTTAGAATAAGACGGGGTTACTGCAGTTGGATTTAATTTTTTTAATCTAATTTTCAATGATGTATTAATATTCATTGCGTTATTTTGAATGTCATTATCAATAGCTAATAATACTTTGTTTAAATCACTTATAAGTGAAAAATCAACATCATCAGATTCTAAAGAATTTTCAATTTCACGTAGTCTATTAACGTAATCATCGATATTATTTTTATCCATCTATTTTTTCTATTTTATTTTTTTTAGTTTCTATCCATTTATCTAATTTTTTAATTCTATCTTTCAACTCATCATCTTGTGGTCTTATACAACATTCAACAAAAACATCGGTAATTTTTTGTAGTTCCTCTACAGTAACCTTTACTTGTAAAGAATTTAAATACTCTACCACCATTTTACTTTGTGATTGTCTTAAAATCTGAAGTTCACGACTAAAAAATTCCATTTTTTTTTGGTTTTTTAATTATTTAAAATATTGTGGTGCATTTTGTTTATCAATTACACATTCAATTTGTAATTTTACAATTGATAAACTTTCACTCGAACGAACATCTTCGGATCGATATTTTGCAACTATAATAGTTGCTTCTTCAACAGATTGTGCTTCAACAACATACTTGATTTTTTGAAGCCTTGGATTACCATTTCGGTCGAGTTGTTCTAACTCATAACCTACAGTTACTAAATAATACATGTTTACTAGATTATTGATTTAAAAAATTGTGTCCTATTTTTAGAAACATTTTGAAGAGAATAAGTATCCTTTACTGTTTCATAAAGTTTATTACCTAAATCTTCTATCATGTTTGGGTTATCTATAAGTCTTTTCATTTGTTGTGCCCATTGTTTATGGTTTTTTTTAGGTGACACTAAAAGAGCGTTACCTTTATCGTTAATTTTACCACCATAATCAAAAACATTAATTAAATCATGAGTATATGGTAGTGTTTCGCTTGCAATTAATGCCTTCTTATGGAAACCTGCTTCAATAACTTTTAGTTGTGATTTATTAGCATTAAAGTCACTTTCGATAAGAGGGGCGAAAGATACGTCAAATAAATTATAATTCATAGCGTATTTATTTACTGGTTGTGTCCAAACTCTACGATATCTCTTTTCAGATGTATCATATTCTTTCTGGGTGAAAGATAGTAAATATTTTTTATAATCTTCATCTATGTACTTATAATTTTCTGTAAATATTTTTTCATAGTTATACCAAACAGTTTCCATTGGTTGAATTGGTCTACTTTTTTGTTCACCAGTCTGTGGATTATTTTCAGTTACAGTACCTCTTAAATCGAATCCACATAAAACGAATTGTGTGTTTGAATATTGTCCAAGAATTGAACTAATACCTGAAGACATTAGTTTAACATCATGATAATGACTTGAACCACCTAACCATCCAAATCTTATTTTATCGGATTTTTCAGGATTTGATTTAAATTGTGGTTCATTTGGGTCAACCGCATTTGGAAAAACTAAAACATTTTTAATACCTAATTTTGTTCTAATCGAATCAGCAAAAGTTTGAGTTGTACAAGTTACCCAATCTGAAGCTTTCATTAACTCAACTTTTTTACGAGGTATTTCATGTTGTTTAATTTGATGATACATTGGATGAGTAAAATCAACTAACCAATAATCATCAATATCCATAACCACTTTTATACCTTGTGATTTTAACTTTTTAATTCTTTCTAAATTTAGTTCATGACTCATTTGATGAATAAAACTATGAAATACTACAACGTCATATTTTTTAAAAAGTTCATCGTCATTTTCTACGTTCATGGATATATCAACATGAAATTCGTCTGAATAGTTATCACCAATAAATTTAAAGGGATCTAAAATTCTATATTTACCTACACCGTGTATGTCAGGAGGAATTGTTAAAATATTAATTTTTGACATTAAATAATCATTATAAAATAATAATACAAAAAAGAATTTAAAAAAAAAATAGAAAAATTATTTAGATTTATTAACACCAGTGATTTTACCCTTAAAAATAGAATCACCAACTTTTAACACTAAATTTTCATTGATTGAAAGTGTTTGTTGTGCGGTCAAAATTTGATTTAATTTAGAATCTAATATTTCTGTAACTGTTTTTCTTACGATATTCTCAATTAAGGGTGTTAATTCTTTCATTAATGAACCGTCATTATTACTTTGTATTGATTTATTTGTTGTATTATTAACTCTAAAACCCTCAGCTTCCATTAATTTTTTCGTATTTTTAACAAAATCTAAACTTAATGAATCATTTAAATTTATTTGTGGTATAGGTGTATCAATCATCGCTTTTTTTATAACGTCAGGGAGTTTAGATTCCATAACTTTTTTAGATGAAACACTTGTTGCGTTATTACTTAAATACGAAGGATCAATATCTTCAGGGTTAGACCTTAAAATTGTTTCATTTATATGTCCTCTCTCATAATTACCTCCATCAACTTTATTTAATACTTTTTTTGCTTGAACTAATTTCATCATTAATTCATTTTCACTTATTGTACCTTTTACCATAGTTTATTTTTTTTATAATATAATTATTTTTAAAAAAAGATTAAAGCTTTAATTCTTTTTATTGATTCTTGTAATGGTATTGTCCCTATGACAATATTATCTTTTTTCATTAAATTAAATAATTTTATTTCGGTTTCTTTCTCAATTCTTCTACGAGTTCCTTCACCTGGTTTAGAATTATCTCCGATTTCTTTTTTTCTATTAGACCAATCATTAAATTCTTTTTTACGTAAATTATTCATAAGAACATTAAAGTCATCTGGTGATATTGTTTTTTTACCATCAACGTCTTGAACTTTTTTCTTTAATTCATCATAAATTTCAGATGTAAAATCAATTTTTGGGTCAGGTGTTATCGGAGGTTTTGATTCTGGTTTTGGTTCAGGTAATTCCGGCTCCGTTGATGGTTCTGTGTCAGGTTCTACTGAAGGTTCAATATCAGGTTCTACTGATGGTTTTGGTTCAGGTAATTCCGGTTCCGTTGCTGATTCTGGTTTTTCATCATCTTTTTTGGGTACTGTAGGTAACGTACCCCAATCACTTGTAACATAAACAACACTTAAAGACTTATCACCACTATCATTTAAATCAGGTCTTTTTACATCGAAAGTTTCATCTTCATATATTTGAATACCAGACATTCGATTTAACATGAATAGTCTCCATCCATGTTTTTCATAACCTCTTTTAGAAATAGAAGGTGGTTGAACCCAACCTCTAGCAACTAAATTACCTTTTTTTGTTAATCCTAATGCAACTAACTCTGCTTTAATTCTTCTACCAGGTAATACTTCACCTTTTGGTCCATTATAATAAAAAGAAACTAAAAATCTATTTTTTATAGCATTAGTAATTCTTTCTCTTTTTGAACCAATCGACATTTCTAATAAAATCTTTTTAAAATTATTCATTAAAAAATAGTTTTTTTCTTATAATCTTCAGTAGAGTTATATTTATTTCGTGCAATTAATAATGTTCTTTCATTAATATCTGTCTTTGTTCCAACAATACCATTACGTTCACCTCTACCTTTTTCATCACCGTTAGATATCGCGTTTGGATTACTAGAATTATATGGATAATTTGGTCTGTATATATTTTTAGAAAATAAATTTACTCTTTCGTTCATATCTGTTTTTGTACCAATAAAACCATCAAGTTCTCCTCTACCTTTTTCATCACCGTTAGATATTGCGTTGGGATTATTAGAGTTATAAGGGTAATTTGGTTTGTATATATTTTTAGAATATAAATTTATTCTTTCATTCATATCTGTTTTTGTACCAATAAAACCATCAACATCACCCCTACCTTTTTCATCACCATTAGATAATGCATTAGGATGTCTAGAACTATAAACAGTATCAAATTTATATATATTTTTTGATAATAATTTTGTTCTTTCAAGTATATCTTTATTAGAACCAATACTACCATTATTATTTTCACCTTTTCCTTTATCATCACCATCAGATATTGCGTTTGGGTTATTAGTACCATAACCATTATTAGATGTGTATATGTTTTTACCTAATAGAATGTTTCTAACATTAATATCTGTTAATCCACCTATTGATTTTGTTGTTTCCCCTTTTCCCTTTTCATCTCCATCAGAAATTGCGTTTGGATTGTTAGAATCATATAAAAACTTATTATTATATAAATTCTTAGATAATAATGAGTTCCTTTCAAGTATATCTTTTTTAGAACCTATATTACCATTCAACTCTCCTTTACCTTTTTCGTCATTACTAGATAACGCATTTAAATTATTTGAATCATACAATTGATTATAATTGTACTGATTTGTTGATAAATGTTGTTGTCTTTGTTGTTCTGCTATTATTTCTAATTGAGTTGCCATATTAATGTGTGATTAGTTTTTTTATTTTTTCAAGTTCTTCAAATAGTTTTAATGATGAAACACTTGTTTTATTTGAATTACTTTTCATTAAATTTAATGGGATTTTAAAACTAAATCTTTTGGTGTGTGAATTCAAATAACCATTTTTTCTTTGACCAGTTAAACCTGAAGCCTCATCAGATTTTTTTCTCGATTTTTTATTACTTTTAATCAAGTCTCTTTCGTTATTTAAAAACGTTAATGCCCATTTTTCCATTAACTCCCCACCACAAAGATCATATTTTAATTTATCCTTAATTTTATCCATGTTCTGAATATCATGAATAATTCTTTTTAATTGATTATATTTTACAGTTTTATCTTCTAAAAGTTTTTTAGCTCTTTGAATACCTTTAATATTTTCACCATTCAACCAAGTTATTGTTTGTTTTATTTTGACTAAAATATCTTGAGGTATTTTGAAAACCCTGTTTTTTAAATCTTTATTCATCTTCTCTTTTTAATAGTTTAAAAACATGACTTAATGGTACATTATTCTTTTTTAAAGTTTTTTTCAAAGCAGATATCTGTTTTTTTATAATAGGTTCTAGTTCTTGATCAACATCTTCATATTGGTCTTTCTTTATTAAATCATTACTATCTGTTTTTTTATTAATAATACTTTCAACGTAATCTTCAATATATTTCTTAGGATTTTCAATAAGTCTAACTTTATCACCTTCTAAATCCTCATCATATCCATATGAAGATAATCTTTCTTCAGTTTCATCATCATCGATTTCAAGTTCATTTTTAAAATATTTTTTAGCGGATTCAATATCAGCATCTCTCCCTAATGTTTTTTCATATCCCAATCCTTTACTTAAATCAGATTCTGCCCAATATCTAAGTGATGTATGTGTACCGTGTACACCATGAATACCCATAGAACCACCACCTGTTTTTACAATTTCATCGGTAGTTTTATGTGTTGTGCCTTTACTATCTTTAGTTAATGGTACTCTTTTTTTAGATATATTTCCAAATTCATCTACTATTTCATCTAATTCATTTTCAACTTTATCTGGTATTTTTTTATAATCAGTTTTACTTGAAAATTCTTTAGACCATTTATCCCATTTTTTCCTTTCTTTTTTAGGTATGGATTTATCTCCCGCTTTAGCGTAAAAGAATCTTTGTTGTGCTTTAGATGCAAAAGTTTCTTCGATTATTTTTTTTAGATATTGGTCCATTTAATTATTTTTTTTTATTTATAAATATCAAAAGAAAAGAAAGATATTTATTAATTATGAATAGTCAGAATATAAAAAAATTTTACGGTTCAAAATTAGATTTAAAATTAGATTCATCAGAATTTTATGATTTCGAATTATCTAACGATACAAATTATAATAATGACGTATTAGATTTAACTAATGAAATAACGTACACAGGATTAACTATAGATTCTTCTTGTTATTCTGGTTTTACCAATTTATGGGTTTTACCTATAAACGAATTATATACTGAACATACTTGTGATTTTAAAATAAGAAAAAGAACAGAAAAGGGTTGGACTTTAGATTTTGTTTTTAATAGAAATAATATTGGATGGTCTGGTGGTACCACTTTTTATTATTGGGGAATTAGTGGAGAAACAATAGAATCAAATTATGCTGATAATAATCTTTCATTCAAATTTACTACAGATGGAAGAATAAAATGGGATTCTTACAGATATTCTGGTTATTGTGATACAACATCAGGATACACTGAATCTTACTATATCTCATCAGGACAAACACCTATTTTATGTTCAGGAGGAACGTCTTCCGATTTCAATATTACAATAACTTTTGATAGATATAAATATTATCAAGATTGTGATATTGAAAATAAAGGTGGAATTAATGGATTAATAAGGGATTCATATACAATTCCATACACTGGAAATACTGGATCAACAACAACACAAATTACTACAGGATATACAGTTACAAACACTTTAAAAGATTGGATATCAGGTGGAACAATAACTAATGAATATATTGAAATATTAAATAAAAAATGGTCCGATGAAAAACAAAGAAGATTAGGAACATTAAAAATATTTCATAACGGGAAAAGAATTTATAAATTAGAAAATTGGGAAGAAATTATACCCTCATTAAGAGAATCTGAAAACGAATTAATTCAAAAATGGGGTGGAGGTACAATTGGTTATAACAACATACACACAGGAACAACACTTTTCCAAATTAAAAAAGTTAAATACTTTGAAGAACCTTTAGATTTTGTTCATGTTAAACATCATTATTTAACATCAATAAAACCAAATTATTCTATAAATGAATGTACAAGTGATTGTATAGATAATATTGCTAGATTAAATATAACACCCACACCTACCCCTACACCGACTAGTACACCTACACCAACATTATCTAGTACACCAACACCAACACCAACATTAACCAGTACTAGTACACCTACATTAACACAAACTGAAACTAGTACACCGACACCAACATTAACCAGTACTAGTACACCTACATTAACACAAACTGAAACTAGTACACCGACACCAACATTAACCAGTACTAGTACACCAACATTAACACCTTCACCAACATTAACCAGTACTAGTACACCTACATTAACACAAACTGAAACTAGTACACCAACACCAACATTAACACAAACATTAACACAAACTGAAACTAGTACACCAACACCAACATTAACACAAACATTAACACAAACTGAAACTAGTACACCAACACCAACATTAACACCAACATTAACTAGTACACCAACACCAACATTAACACAAACATTAACACAAACTGAAACTAGTACACCAACACCAACACCAACATTAACACAAACATTAACACAAACATTAACACAAACTGAAACTAGTACACCAACACCAACATTAACACAAACATTAACACAAACATTA